ATGAAATATGTTCTTCCTATCCTGTGCATGCTCACACTTCTGACCGGCTGCGAGGCGACCTCGATGGGCTATTCGCCCTATTTGGAGCCGATTCCCGGCAGCATCACCTATGGTGGCCAGCCGCGCACCAGGCTTACCAAGGCACCGGTCGGCAGCATTGTGCCGCATCAGTTCATCGATCGATTCGGCCGCCGGGTCTACGAAAGCTATGTCATAGAGCCGGACCGATCGTTGCGGTTGGTAAGCCGCCGCTATCGCGACCTTCCACTCTTCGACGACGACTGAATTGGGCTACGTTCCTGCGCCGGAGCACCCTGGAGCATCTTCCAGGGAAGTGACGCCGGTCGGGCCAACGGATTGCGGTAAAAAAGGAACCTATTGCATCGGCGCCTTCAGCGCCGCTGCAACGTAATTACTGCGAAAATTTCTCTACCCTGCCTTCGTGAGCAACAGCACGCGTTTTGCCACATCGGAAAAGGTCACGCCGAGCGCCGCCCCGCCGATCCCGATAACGCCGAGAGCGCCCATCCCCATCAGCTTCCATTTGCGCACGTCCTCGGTCACCGGTTTCATTGCGGCAATATCGTCCTTGACGAGCATCATCGAGCCCTCGAGGGTCCGCATGCGCTCGACCAACTCGTCCATCCGGCGCGTCATGGATACGCGGCCGGCATCCGACCTGTCCTCCGATCGGCGCAGGTCCTCCCGCAGGTTCTTCACCTCGGCGACCAAGGTGCCGAGCTGCTGGTGAACGCCGGCCTCAATCATCTCCGCCCTCCCCGTGTCTCGCACACTCCGCCCTGGTCCAGACGGACGCCGCGCAGAGGCCGACCACCGTGCGGTCGATCTTGCGCTGGTCGATCTGCGTCGCGCCGCGGGCGCCGGCAAGTTCAGTTCCCACGATGCTGCGAAGGCCGCTCACATCGACCGGTCCCGAAGTTCCACAGCCCGCCAGAAGAAGAACAGACGTCATAGTCAAAGCGCTTCGCGTCAGCGCTCTTTGCTGCTTCATTGTTCTGCCTTTCGATTGAATTGCGGACCGCCTGCGCGGCATTCGAACGGATTTCGAGTATGGCCCAGGAAATTCCGGCCAGGATCAAGGCAGCGACGACCAGGTTGCTCCACGGAAACGTCATCGTGTGAGCCTCAAAGCGTCGCGGACCGCCGGCATCGACCAGATCGCGTAAACGGCAAAGCTGACGATTATGACGAGGATCGCAAGCTGCACCCGCCAATCCAGCGCGACGAGGTTCAGCTCCTTCAGCGCCGTGACGATCGTGCCGCCGGCCGTCAGCAACCAGGTCCAGAAGCGGCCGGACCGGGAAACCGGCTTGCCCGGGCGTGCCGGAACCACAAGCGCCGCCGCCTCGCCCGCGCGGTCCGCCTCGACCTCTCGTGGACCGGCTGCCAGCACTGCGCGAAGCACGGCTTCCAGCTTTTCCGGCCGCACCAGCGCTCGGTTGAGCCCGTCGCCGGCATAATAGGACTGCCCGCGCCTTATCCGCTGCCGGTCACCCTGGCTATCGGCGAGAACCGGCAGAGACGCCCATTCCATCGCCAGGCGCCTCGCGAATTCAACGGGGCCGATCTTGCCGGAGATAAAGCCGGCGAAACCGCGGCGGTTCAGAAGGTGAAGGGCGAGCCGGTCCTGAAGCGCAGGATCGAAGCGCTGATCTCCGCCCAATCCCGGTACTTCCTTCAAAAGCCCGGAAAGCGTGGCCCGCATGAACTGATAGCCCCCCGCCGCACTCGATCCATGCGCCCTCGCCCACCCCTTCTGCGCACGGATCACCTCGGCGATCGCCATGTGCGTAAGCGGCTTTGTGAGCTTTCCCTGGTTATGTCCGTAGATCACGTCGTAAGACGCGCGGCCTTTGCTGCCGACTTCCGCCTCCCGGATAAAGTCGAGCAGCATCGCCGCGCCCGGAGGCACGGTTTGGGTCATGGGGTTCCTTTCTGCTGAAATTGCAGTTCGTCGGCGAAAAAAGGCGGACTAAGGCCTGTTGAGATTCGGGATACCCGCAGCGGCTTGCTCGATCTCCTCAACAGGCCTTCGTCCGTTGCGAGCTTGCTGCCGCCGAAGAAGCGCCTGGCGCTCTCGCCATGGACGCCCGTTGCGGATCGTTGCGCCATTGGATATGTGCAAGACTGATTGAACGGTAGAGATAAAATCAGTGCCCAAGCCGAAGGTTGTCGTCGTTTTCCCCGTCTACAATGGCGAAAAGACACTCACCAGCAGTCTACGGTGCATTGCCGAACAGACGTTCGATGGCTTCGAAGCAATCATTCTCGACAATAAATCGACGGATAAGACGGTCGACATAGCCGAGCAATTTTGCCGGTCGGATGAACGCTTCTCCGTCGTCAAATGCGCAGAACATGTAAGCGCGATCGATAACTTCGCGAGAGCAGTCCGGCTCGGCGCCGAACGTGGCGAATATTTTTGCCTGCGTGCATGCGATGACCATTCGTCGCCGGATTTTCTCGCGCGCTTGGTTGAAGCACTTGACGAAAATCCCGGAAAGCTTCTTGCCGCATGCTCGACGAAGCTGGTAGGGCGAAGCGGGTCCAGAATCAAAGCCCCGGACGACTCTGTCTTCGAATTCACAAGTAAATACGCATCAGGCAAGGTTCCAAGAAATCTAACGTTCCCGGCTGAGTGGATCTACGGTCTGTACAGAGCCAGCGCAAAAGAAATGCTCATGGAACGCTGGTTCGAACTTGGAAATCCTTGGTGTTTCGCATCATACGTCGTTTCAGAACTTGTCGTCCGCGACCTCGTAGTGTACGTCGACGGACCAACATTCGACTTCACAGAGGGATCTGGCTCTGAGGCGCGTTATGGGGCCAAAAGTTTTCGAGATCGCCTAACTCAGAGACTGAAATATACTAAAGGCTGCTACAATCTGGTAAAAAAGCTTCCAGATGTCAGCTGGTCGACCCGGATGAAATTCTTTCGGATGTGTTGGAACGACGCGCGACGAAAGACTCGGTATAAGATTTTTTGGATTTTCTAATGTCATTTGATGGCAATTGTTTCGTTGCCACAGCGCAGCTTTGTATGTCGATCCGTGACAGGACAGGCTAGAGGTCGGCAGATGTGGACCACATTGCGTCAATCTGCTCGTCCGAGAGGCCGAGGGCGGTGCCAATGAGGTCTATGAGCGGATGCGCGCGGTTGAATGTGGTGGCGTATTCCCACTCAATTTTCGCAACCTCCTTCTCAGGACCTTCCTGCACTGTCTCAATAGCGGCCGCGACCTGAGCCGGAGTAAACCCGTTCTTGACGAGGCCTAGACGAAACCGACGGGTGGTCAGTAGCGGAAGCGATGCACGGACTTGCTCCGTCGTCGGCGGTACATAGCTTTGAACCGGAAAGTCCGGATGCTGCTTCATCCAGGTACGGATTGCTGGGTTCGCACCGATCGAGTCGTCAGGTGTGGAAACGTAGTGTTCGAAACGTTCCTCCACGCCGTTGATCCTCAACGTGAGATCAAGGTCGTAGATGCCAGGGGTCGGCGTATCCGTGACCTTGTGGACGGTGACCACCTCGAAAATCGACTTTTCCATTTAAGCGACCCTTTGCATGATGTTGTACTCGCCGTTGCCATTGACTACTCCGCGTGAGCGCCAGGTCCCCGCCAATGCTGCTCCGGCGCTCGGGTGGGTCGATGGGACGTAGTACCTGTTGATCGAATTGTGGAGGGTGGGGGTGCCGGAGGCATTGCGTGCAATGTTGGCGTCGTTACCCAGTGCCACAATATGGCCGAGCGGAAAGCTCGTGTCGTTGGCACCAGTTCCAACATAGACCTCCGCCGCAGTAAACCCGAGGGCATGGGTGTGGCTGGTAGACGTGACGGAGTTTGTCGTCGAGTTGGTAATGTCGCCAGGCGTGCCGAGCGTCAGGGTGCGATCTGCGGCAAGCGTGCCGCCGCCGGTCAGGCCGTTGCCGGCGATGATCTGTTTTGCAGAATTCGCCGGCGTGTAGCCATAGATCGAGTTGAGGTCGGCCGAGGATAGATTTCCGGAGTGATAGACGACGTGCTCGGCGCCGTTGACCTGGAATTCCAGGCTGTCGACGCCGCCGGAATTCTTCAGTGTGAGGGCCGTGTCGCCGCCGGTCGCCGTATCGTTATAAATGCGAAACCCTTGATTCACCCCCGTGCCGTCGGTGTGCTGGATATAAGCTTGGCGAGTGGCCCCTTTATAGAAGCTCACATACGGATCGTCGGTGGAGGCGGGGCCAACGATACGTATCGCCTCGCCGGGGGTGGTGATCGTATGGGTGCCGGTCTGGCCGAGCGTCGTGATGCCGTCATAGGCTCCGGCAATTCTGGCGTTCGGAATGGTTCCGGTCGTGAGATTGGAAGCGCTGTTCGCACCGAGATTGGACCTCGCCGTCGCGGCGTCCGTCGAGCCCGTACCTCCTTCGGCGAGCGCAAGCGGTGTTGCCAGCGTCAGGCCCGAGGAATTGAGGCGGCCGACTTCCGTTCCGTTGACGTTCCACACATGAGAGGAGTTGGCCGGGACCGTATAGTTCAGGGTCGAACCCGTGATCGTGAATCCGTAACCGCTGTAGAGCTGGATATGCTTCGAAAGATCGGTGTTCCCGGCAGCAACCGCATTGGCGAAGCTTACGCCGGACGAGAAATTCTTGCCCGCCATCGAGCCCGGAAGCCGTGCGTCGGAAATCGTTCCCGAGCTGAGATCCGAGGCCGATCCGGACGACGCCACTGCCGCAAGGCCGAGCGTGGTCTTCACGGCAGCGGCGCTGGTGTCGTCGAGGATCGTTCGCGCAAATGGCGTCAGCGCCGTGGTCGCATAGACATCCGATGCGGTCGTGTAGATCGTCCTGTCTGCGGCGGTCGTCAGCCCGGAGATCGACTGTAAGCCCGCGTCGTAGGCCTGCACGTCCGCTCCGATTGCCACTCCGAGCGTCGTCCGGGCGGTAGCCGCATCCGTGTCGTCCAGGAGCGCTTTGGCGAAAGCGGACACACCCAGGGTCGTCAGCGCCGCCGCTGCGTCTGCGTCGCCGAGGATCGTGCGCGCGAACGGCGTCAGCGCCGTCGTGGCATAGGCATCGGCTGCCGTTGTGTAGATCATCCTGTCGGCGGCAGTCGCGAGCGTGGCAATCGATTGCAGGCCGGCGTCGTAGGCCTGCACGTTCGTACCGATCGCCAATCCGAGATTGGTCCGCGCTGCGCTTGCCGAGGTCGCCCCCGTCCCTCCACCCGCTGGCGATCCTCGAGCGTATAGTGCTCGGCATCCTCGATCGTCATGGTGATCACCGCGCGATCCGGCGATTTTTCCATGAGGTACCTGGCCACGACCGCGCTCAGGCCCCTGAGCGGCGTAAAGGTGACCGCGATGGCGCCGCGCGTTGCATTGGTGCGGGTAATCCCTTCGAAATAGACGTCTTCCGGCGGCTCCTCGTCGAACCAGACGTAATCCACCGTATTGGCCTGCCATTTGGCGCGCCCCTGTTCGTATGCCTTGAAGAGCAGCGTCGAGGCTCTGCCCGAAACATGCCGCACCGTCACGCTGTCGAGAGCACCGGAAGCGCCGGCGCGGCGCGTTGTCGCCTTGATCGCCGCTTTCGGGAGAAATCCGGTGCCCCACTCCTCCTCGTTGAGGGGCGGCCCGACCAGTAGCCGTTGCACGCCGTCGCGGGTCAGTTCATAGGACTCCGAGCCCGCCAGCATGACGATCGGCCGGTCGAACCGCCGGCCCTGCCACCAGTCGGGATAGCGCCCGGTCAGGTGCATCGCCCCCTCCGCTGCGCCGGCCAGCGTCTTGCCGAGCTGGTTGCCGGCCATGAACAGCCTCTCGCGAAAAGCCGCGCCCGCCGCATGGAACTCCCGCTGCTTGGCATAGGGCCGGTAGGCGGCAAGGATATTCGTTCGTTGCCGCCTGTGGAGCTCCGCCATCAGCAGCATCTGTTCCCTGAGCATCGCGGAAAGGCCGGACGCAATTGTCCCCTCGGATGGGTTGGATACGCTCATCCGTGATCACGCCTCTATATTTTTGCGAATTGCGGTCGTAGCCGGCGTAAGCATCGCTTCGTCTTTGCTGGACTGCGCCGGAATAAGATCAATAATGTCCCCAATGCCGTGCTGACATACGAAGCGCCGATGGGAGAAAATCATGATCGAAGGCCATTGCCATTGCAGGGCGGTCCGCGTCGCGGTCCCCGTCCGCCCGGAGACGCTCGGCGATTGCAACTGCTCGCTTTGCAGCAGGCTCGGCACGCTTTGGGGCTATTACCCTTCCAGCGAGGTCAGCATCACCGATCCTGAAAGAAAGCTCGTCGGATATGTCCAAGGCGACAGGACCTTGACCATGCATCACTGCGGCGTTTGCGGCTGCATAACCCACTGGTCGCCGGCCGGCCGCAGCTCACCGCGCATGGGGGTCAACATGCGCGTCTTCGATCGTTCGGTCTGGGAAGACATCCCGCACCGCCTTATCGACGGCGCGAGTTGGTGAAATCGGCTCTCTGTGCCTCGGGCCTTCAGATTCTGCCCATCAAGAGCAAGATCAACAGGACCACGACCAGAACGCCGAGAATTCCCGAAGGGCCGTATCCCCAGCCGGACGAGTAGGGCCAGGCCGGAATGGCGCCGATCAAAAGCAGGATCAGAATAATGAGGAGGACGGTGCCAAGCATATTGCGGTTCTCCCTTGCACGATCGAAATTTCTGCGAACGAAATCACGCGCCAAATCGAGTTTCTGCAGCGACTTTTGCGCGCCTCCGAAGATGTGGGTGCGCTACAAAGAACATCGTTCATCCTACGAATGCGAGAAGTCAGAATATGTTCCACGCCCCACGCGACCCATATGCGGGCAACACTCAATCAGAACGGGCAGTTTCCTTGGGAGCCTGGTCCTCGTTTTCCGATTTGTCACATCTGGAACAGCGAGGCGGCGTGAAAGGGCCTTTTATCTGCATGTTCTCATACGCATGAGAACATGCTAATTTTCTTTTTTTCTCGGAGGGGAAACCGATGCCACGTATTGCAAATCTTTATTTCAGAACGGCGATTGTTTTTTTGATCCTGGGCATTTCGATCGGCCTGCATATGTCGATCACAGGCAACCATGCCGCAACGGGCGCCCATGCCCACGCCAATCTGCTCGGCTGGGTAACCATGGCGATTTTCGGCGGCTACCACGCGCTTAATCCTCAAAAGGCGGCAAGGCGGCTGGCGGTGATTCAGTACGCAGTCTACACCTTCGGGGTGGCCGTCCTGATCCCGTCGCTCTACCTGATGCTTTCCGGAAACACGGCCGTGGAGCCGATCGTCGCCGTTTCGTCGCTCATCGCCTTCGCCGGCGTTCTGCTCTTTGCCGTCATCATCTTCTCGAGCAGCGAAGCGTCTGTCTCGGCAAGAGTGGCGCCGACGCATTAAAGCTGCACTTTCGCAGGCGGCACGCGCTTTCGCAGGCCGCCTGCCCTCTTCCTGGCTGGAAGCAGTGGCCGGATCGCAGCGTCCAGCGCGCGGATCCGGTCGATGATCTGTTCGTCCGACAAATCGTCAACCCCGCCGGTTGCGGCACTCAGGTCCTTCGGCAGAACCGAGGCGACGAGCTTCAGATAGGCTTCCGGCTTCTCGTCGCGAATGCGAGCGATGACCTCGCTGCCATGCTGGGCGAAATCCGTGCGCACGGCACCGAGAAAGCTGCTCCCCAGCGGGCTGCCCTCACCTCTCGCAGCCGGCATGCCCGCCGCGTCCGGCGCTTCCGCCTCCGGCATGGCGCTCTGATCTTTCATCATGAATTTCTCCGCTCCTCGTCCTTCTCGGGCCGGCAGCTAATGACCACAATTTCTGGAACAATCTTTCCGCCATATGCAATCCATAATTGCGCCAGAATCCCGGATCAGATTGGCGCAACAGGACTGTGCCGCCTCGTTTATCGAAGAGAAAACCGCCACGCCAGGAGGGAATATGCGCCGAAGCCTCGCCACCGCCTTTCTCATTGCCGCATCGACGATCTCCGCCTCTGCGGGGGAACGGGGCGAACCGCAATACTTCGTGAAGGCCTGGCTTCAAATGCCTGACAGAAGTTTCGAGCACACGAGCGGCTGGTGCGATGGAGAAGATGATTGTTTCGTGCCGATCGGTGAGCACGTGATCCAGTTGCGGGATATGTCGGCCTCATCTTACACGTTCAGCTTTTGGAACGACCCCTCGCAGCAGGATGCCTGCTGCGTGAGCCACACTGGTTTTCCTACGTTGCGCCTTTGGAGCGGACGTCCCCGCGTCGTTCCTCTTTACTACACCCCGAGAGCATCAGGCGACCCGGGGCAGATACTCTTCGGCAACCTCGTCATAGCAGTCGAGTACTTAGGCTAACCGCCTCCGATCGCCGAAGCCAGATCTCTGAAGCGGATCCGTTGGGAAAGCATGTTGGATGCCGCCTGTTCCCGCCATCTCGATAACGCCTGTTTAAGTGTCATCGTTGGCCCAGGAGGGGCTGGCCCTTCCTTTCACTCATGGACTTCTCCTCATGAACATTTGCGTTTCGCGGGTATTGCGGTGGATCAAATTCATTTGCGGCCGGCGATGCCGCCCACTCGCCCGGCGCCGCTGGCGCCTGGATCATGCGAGATATTGGGGTCAACGCGTCTTCACGCAGAATCCGCCTCGCGGATTCGGGTGACGCGGAAGCGCATCGCCGGCCGCACACGGCGCCGCGGCGTCTTGGAACGCGCGGCATCGCCGTGAACCATGAATTGGAAGTGAGGAGCACGCCGCGCCGAGAGGAGCGCCGGACGTTTTCGAGGTCGCCTCCGCAGGATCGGAGCAGGATTGCAATTCCTGCTCCACTCTCATCTCTCTGTGCTTGTCACAGAAATCCAGCAGCGCCGCGTCTGCGGCGCGGGAAGCGTTCTTTCGGCCAAGGCTTGGTTTCACTGGACCCTGTGACGAGCACAGGGACGATGAGATCAAACAAGCCGCGGCGGGTATCACAATGCTGAAGCCCTGAGAGGATAAAATTCCTATCCTTGATTTATGGAATACCGCAAATGCCTCTCGGTGCGCAAGCCTTCGTCACGCCAAGAGCGCTTGTTTTTCGATTTGCCCACGGGAAATCTCTCCGATGTCTCACGGCGGACCGCAGGAGGTAAGTTCGCCTGCTGCTGCCAACGCGCAGGCCGCTATGAACCCGCTGCTCGGATGCCTGCTTGATGAAGAGGCCGCTCAAATTTTGTTGTACAGATGTATATTATAATTTCCTTGCATAAGACATTGGCCTCTGCTTCAATCCTGAAAGGCTGATGCTTGAGGGCTTGGGTATATATTTCGATAATGATGTCTCGGATGAACGGCAGCGATCGGTTCGCTATCGTTGCTCGATGTCGGACGACGTTTCGTGCCGAGGCAAAACACATTGCTTTGAACATTACTATAGAGACTGAAATTTAGGCCAGTATCCCGATCGTCGGGGAACCACGACAGCCCGCAATGCATTTGCCTTCCCGAGAGAAGGAGCTTCGTCCATGCGCAATCCTTGGATCTATGTCGCCGTCGGTTTCATCGTCGGTGCCGGCTTGTTCGTCACCACGGCCTGGCACCGCACGCCCCTCGCCGAATCCGGTCAGTTCGCCAGCGTAAAACTTGAAAAGACCGACCGCCTGCAGGGTGGCGTCCAGACTTCGTTCGTCATGGAGCGTTTCGGCCCGGTTAAATCCGTCGAGTAACCGGGCACGACGTTCAAACCTGCACTGGACCATTTACAGGTGCGGCAGGCAGCGCTTCAGGCATGCCGGGCACCGCCGCGAACTCTTGCTTTCCGCCGCCGGATGCGCAAGTTACTCGCGCCGGGGTCATGCCGGCGCTGAATGGCGAACGAGGAAAACTGCGGTGAGTCCAGATAACAAGCCAGATGCCGAAATCAGGGTCGAAAAGCGAACGAACGGGCGCTGGGCCTTCGTCCTCAGCTATCGCGGCGTCACCTATCCGGCCCAGGGTCAGTTCGCCACTCAGCTTCAGGCGCAGTCCGCGGCTTACGTCGCAATGAAGCTCCTGCGCAAAACGCGCTGAGGGGTTACTCCCTCTAATTGTAAGGCGAGTTACACCGGCGGCGCCCGCCGTCGAAGGGCTGAAACGTGTCGTCCGCAGCGCGATACGAGGCGTACCGCTCCTGGCACCAGCGAAGATGCGCATTGGCGTCGAACTGCCCCCTTTGCCGTTGGCGCAGGCGCGATCTGTCCACCGCCCGGGGCGAAGGGCCTCCCACCGTCGCACCGGGGCCTATGCCAATGTCGGGAGCCCTGCCGCGATAGCGGGAGCCGTAGTTCGGATATCGCTGTTGCAGGAAGTCGCGGTATTCCCTCTCGATAAAGAGATCGTGGTTGCTGCTGCCCGCGGGACGACCGGCGCAAATTCCCGTGCTGCACGTCTGGGCTTGCGCCGGTAGCATACCTGTCGCTACGGCAATCACCGCAAAGGCGAGCATTGCTGAAGCTTTCACGGACTCACCTTCTTTCTGCTCCGGGGAAACGGTCGATGCGCCTCGACATGCTGGTTCGAGGCACCTTCGCATTGAAAGCATTTAATCTCTATTCGCCCAAAAGTGCAGCGGTTTTTGGGACTACGGCTTGCCCGGCATTCTTGTGGCACGGTCTGAACCGGCTTAGGCCGGATCGAGCTATAGGATATTATTCCTATTATGGAGTAAGCGAAATATCCTTCTTCCCATATTCGCGCAAGCCCTTTTCGAAGAGGAGGGCATTCAGGCCCCGCTTCAGCCAATCCAATTGGGCTTCCGGCATCATTCTCAACCCTTCGTAATCCATCACGCAGACGTTGAAGACGGTGGCTTTCACCTGCCGCCCCTCCTCGCATCCGAGCAACAGGCCTTCAAGCCTCATCATTCTCTCCGCCGCGTTCTTCGCCTTCACGGCGCGGGCCTCGCTCGGCTCGCTTGCATGTCCTCTTACGTGGCCGATTTGCTGGGCCCTGATGCTTGGAAACGGAATGCCCGTCAAATGATAATAGCGCACCATCGTCGCCGCGTAGTCGTCGCCCGCCTCCCGCTGCTGCTCGGTAATCCGCCCGTCTAGAAACAGCCGGCCGAGCGTGTAGCCGGCAAGCGCGCCTCTGGTCTCTAGGCCATGCATGCGCTTGCGCGCTGCAAGCGCCACAGCCATGGCCTCCTTTTCGCTTTCCTGTTTGGACCACTCCGGCTTTATCTTGCCGCATGCAAAGCGCTCGGCATTGGCCTTCCGCGGCCGTCCGAGTTGTGCCTTGCGCTTTGCACGCAATTTCTGAGCCTTGGTCAACATGGGAATCCTTTCGAGCGTGGTGATTGAGACATCCGTTGCGGGCGACCTGCCGTGAAGCGGCGGGACGTGACGGTATTCAGGGTGAACTGAGGGTGGGTATGGAATGCGAGCCGCCGCAGGGCTCAGCCGAAGGTGTCATCTCTGGAAGCTGTCCGGCTTCCGGCGCCGCCATCATTCACGACCGCAAGCACGGTCGTGTGGTCTCGATGGAAGATGCGGCCGATCCCCGCCAGCGAGAGATCCCGGCGGCGCTCATAGATCGCGCGCATGCAGGCATGCCTCGGCTTCACCAGCCGGCGCTCCCGGCGCACACTGATGATGTCGTCCCAGCTCACACCGGGAAAATCCTCGAGCACGGCGGCAACGATTTCCTCGATCGGCGCTCTGTCGCGGCCGCCCACATTCGACGCACCGGTATCTCGGCTGCCAAGCAGAATTCGGGCCTGCGCGAGCAGCCGCGCTTCCGCATCGGCGAGATCGGCTTCCAGTCTCGCAATCCGCCGTCCTTTCGCTTCGTTGTCGGAAGCAAGGTCGACCAATTGTCCTTCGAGTTCTTTGATGCGCGCAGATCTGCCCATCGCTTCGCTCGGGCGGGCCAGCCGCTCCCGTACGCCGCGATAGTGTCGAGTCTGCCTTGCCAGTTCCGAATTCTCCGCCACTGTTCTTGAACTCCCTTTCCCGTGCTCCCAGCAGTCGCGGTGCCTCCGCAGCCGCGACTTGACTTTACCAATGACATCTATAATGTCGTGGTGTCAACATGATTTATGTTATCAACATTGCTAAGTCCCGTATCATGAGCGAAAGAGCTGAAAGATTGCGCGAGGCGCGCGTCAAAGCGGGGTACCGGTTCGCCTCCGACGCAGCGAATGCCTTGGGCATCGTGGCCTCGACCTATCGCGCCCACGAGAATGGGCAGAATGAGTTCGAACTCAGCGAAGCCGAGATCTACGGCCGCAAGTTCAATGTCGATCCGCTTTGGCTGCTGACCGGCACCAACCGCCGAAGCTCCACGGGCTCCGCGACCGGCTCGACAATGGTCGAAGTCGACGCGCCGAACGCCCGGATCGGCGCCAAGGTAATCGGCCAGGGGGAAAAGATCCCGGTCTTCGGTCAGGCAGTCGGCGGGGTTGATGGTGAATTCATAATGAACGGCAACGTGCTGTACGAAGTCATGGCGCCGCCGATACTCTCGGACATCTCGGGCGCCTATGCGGTCTCGGTTTCAGGCGATTCGATGTACCCGCGTTACGAAGACGGCGAGGTCTGCTTCGTTGATCCCAGCCGCCGCGTCCGGAAAGGCGACTACGTGATCGCTCAGATTCGGCTGGAAGAAGGCGGGGCCCTGCTGGCCTACGTCAAGAAGTTCGTGCGCCACAACAGCTCCGAACTGGTTCTCGAGCAGTTCAACCCCCATAAGGAACTGCGCTTCGAAGCCTGTACCGTTCACTCCGTCCATTATATCGCGCTCGCCGGCAACGCCTGAGAACGCAAAGACCCCAGGCGGGAGTCGACCAGCGAGCTTATTCCTTTGTCGCACCCCAACGACATCCCCCATGTCGGCCAATTCAACACGATTCGTGTTGACATGTATCGTGTCGGATGCAATGTTGGGTGAACACAGGGCAGAATTGCACGGCGGACGAACGCCGGCAGCGATACGAGGAGAATAAGCGCCACATGTCCCTCCCCCGAATCAGATCCGATCTTCATGGCCAGGTCGACGAACTCTTCGCCGCCGACTTTCTCCGTTCGACCGACGCGCAGAACCAGATGGCGCTCAAGTGCTTTCTCTCCTCCGCCTATTCCAGTCTGGCTTCGCTCGCCTGGCATCTTGGTGCAGATGGGCATGTCTTCCAGCGTGAAGCCCGGCCCGCGACGGATCTCGTCGACGACGCCTTCTTCGCACTCAATCGCGAGCGTGAGTTCGGCAGCGGCGCGGATGCGAGCCAGGTCCAGCGGCAGCTCGGTACGCACAATCCCCGGCAGCAATTCGGAGGCGCCCTGTGATCCGCGCCGAGACATACGCCGTCATCAATCTCGCTGCCCTCAATCTCATCGAGGCTGTCAGTGCCGCCTACTTCGTCACCGAAAGCCAGGCCATCGCCCGTCACGAGTTTCGCGCTCGCGAAATGCTGAAGAAAATCGCCTTCGCTCTCGGCTACGATCTGGCTGAAGCGGCGGCGCAGGACGATCGGCCGCAACGGAGAGTCGGCGCGGAGTCGCCGCAGGCACGACCGGGTCTCAGGCTTGTATCCGCCGAGCTTGCGGCACCGAACGATGATCGTTGAGGCGCCCGCCTTTACGCTTCAATCGTCGTCGGGAGGGCACGGCCATTTAGCGGGCGCGGCCAGTCCCGACGGCAACTTGGTCGCGCCGTCACCGCAGGTGAGATCGACCTGTTCCTGTGTGAGCCCGGACGCTCTGGAAAGGTCGACGCCCTCTATCCTCGTCAGGAAAAGAAAGGCGCGATCCAGATCGATCGGTCCTTCGAGAACCGCACCGCTCAGCTTGGCGCGCGAAAGATTGGCCATCGCGAAGCGCGTGCCCGTTAGTACGGCCTTGTCGAAATTGGCGCGCCCGAGTTCCGCTTTCTCGAAGTCGGCGCCTGCCAGCCGTGCTCCGCTGAAGTCGGTGCGCTGCAGCTCGGCACTCGCGAAGGATGCATTCTCCGCAGAGATAGCTGAAAAGTTGCCGCGATAGGCCTCCACCCTGCTGAAATTCGCCTTGTCCGCTTTCGCCCTGGCGAGCGAAGCACGAACGAGCGTCGCCTTCTCCAGATTAGCGGACGTGAGATTGGCCCCGCGCAGGTCGGTCATCGTAAAATCGGTGTTGAACAAATTGCTTCCCGGGAGTTCGCTACCACCCAGCATGATCTGCTTTTTGTTGCAGTCCTGCCAGTCCGTGCCCGGTCCCGCAGCGCTCTTGCAATCCGCCGCTGCGGCGACGCCGGCGGCAAGGGCCCACACCGTGATCGCCGCAGCGCAGAACGTTGTACGCGCGCTGCCACCCGTCTTGCCAAGCTTCGTCATATCGCCGCTCCTCGATCGGCTGCGGGCGAAAGATCAGCAGGCCGACACGTGCCGGACTGAACGAACCACCGCGCAGAACTCAACCGGAATTCAAGATGTTAAGGCGAATCCGCCCGTCAGAAAAGAGCGGCAAAGAGCGGCGCCGTCAATAGCCGATCTTCGCCTTCTTCTGATCGGATCGTGATGCCGGTGGCAGGCTTGCCGCCCGGCGGTCAGGCTGGCGGGCGTTCAGGCCTCGACGCCCTGGATGGCAGATACCTGCCAGTCGGCGCCGGGCTTTCGCGCGAACGTCCATATCTCGACGGCGTCTGTCGCCTCATTGGCATTGCCGCTCACGACCCTGCCGGTGGCCCTGTCACGCATCACGTCGATGCTCTCGTAGCGCATGGCCACCGTCGCATATTCGGTACCGTTCTCTCTCCATGCCTCCGCGAGGTCGCCCTGAACGAGGTGAACGTCGCGGACTTCGTTCTTGAGACCCTTTGTTGCGTTGTCGCTTAGCTCTTCCGCGAGGTAGGACATGGCTTCGGGTGTGGTCAGCTGACGCAGCGCCGCATAATCCTCCGCTCCGTAGGCAGCCTGCACATCCTTCAGCATCGCCTCGAAGCGATCGAGATCGTCCTGGCCCACGCTGATTTCATCTGTCTGCACCGGTACCGGTGCGGCGGCGGACGCCCCTGTGGCAGCACCACCCATGGCTTCACCTATCCGCGGAATTCGGAAGGACGGCGCTGCGCCGGCTGCCGCCGAAGAGCGGGCCGAGGCAGCGGGCGCCGAATAGGCCGGACGCTGGTTGCGGCCGAAGAAGCGCATTGCCAGGGAGATCAACAGAACGACGAGGCCGACCTGCAGCAGCAGGCCGAGGAAGCCGATGCCGCCGCCGATGCCATGGCCGAGCAGCATGCCGATCAGACCGCCCATCATGAGACCGCCGAGCATGGATCCGCCGAAACCATTGAAAAAGCCCGGCCGGGCATTGGTCCGGTTCTGGCTGGCCGGATTGGTCGCGGTCGAAGGCTGGGTGCTCTGCCGCGGTGTCATGGTTCTGTCGATCGGCGCGGCCGGTGCCGGTGCCGTCCGAGTGACCGGCGGGGCGGAAAAGGTCCGGCTGCCGCGCGAGCCGAAGCCACCGCCTGCCCGCCTCGCTTCAGCGACGTCGACCACCGTCATCATCGCCGCAACACCGATTGCCGCAATGGCCAGAACACGTCCGAAACGCTGCATTTCCACCCTTCCCTGTCTCTCGACCGCAATCGGTCAATAAGAGGTCATATAGAGCCAGAGGCGCAGGAATTTAAGAGTGCTGCCCCGTCTTTCCTCGTATTCGGTGTGAGCTAACGGTAAACTGTCCACCGATTGAGGCGTTTGGCGCCGTTCCTCCCGATGCCTCGGACGCGGCTACGGCTAGCGCACGGGTCCGATAAAGCCGAGTTCGAGCAACTGCCTGGAACTCGAGAACCGCGTCGAGCACGCATCGGAAAAGTCGAACTCACCGGCCTCCTGAAGATCTTCAAACATCTTGCGGTAGACGGCCGCAGCATCGAAATACTGCCCGTCGGCGACTGCCTGTTCGATCTTTTCCTTGTAGTCGGAGAAGAACTTGAAGTGCAGCAGCACACCGGCGACGGCGGTGAAATTCCTTTCGCAGGGCAACGGCTGATGAATGCTGACGCCGAGGCTGCATTCCCTGTCCCAGAAGATGACAGGATATTTGATGAGTTCGAGCAGATGGGCGAATTTGCGCTTCCGCGGGCCGCCCGTGATGCTGATCGCCCGCTTCGTATAGCTGATCTCGTATCCGGAGCCGTCGAAATGATCGGCGATTTCCCACGGCATGCGGCCATCATCGCTGTCGAGCGTGGCAGCCCCGAGCGGTCCGATCGGATACATGTCGAGCATCGGGGCTGCGAGGCGCTTTTCCCCTTTGCTCTCCAGCGCCCGCAGAAGAGCTTCGAGCGGCCGGTTCTCGCAATCCTCGTAGATCAGGAACTCGTCGGAATCGACATTCAGATACCACCGGTTCCAGCCATAGCGCTCGAACAGAGCCTCTCGCCATTCACGCCCCCTGCGGGCATCGCGATACCGCACCGGCGAGCTCCAAAGGTCCACATCCGCCTGCGCAAGCAGGTAGTCCCGCGTCCCGTCCGACGATACGTCATCGACGCAGATGAAGCGGGTAACGCCGAGCCTTCGGTAGTGCGCGAGAAACGAAGGCAGCAGCTTCCGGTCGTTATGCGTATTGAACACGAGCGGGATGTCGTCTTTGCCGAGCGCCCGCTGCCCGCCCGGCGTCAGGCACGACATCTCGATCGTCCGCTTCCGCTTGCGGACCCGCGCCGTCAGCTTGTAGGTTTCGTAACGGGTAAGAACGCGATCGAATATCCCTCTGCGAACCCGCTCGCTCTCAGCTCGGCGAAAAGGATAGTGAAGTTCTTTCAAGGTCTGCTCCCGATCGACCGCTGCGAGAGGAAGCGTTTATCGGCATCGGTGCGCGAATTCAACTCCGCCGCAACCGCGAAGCTTGCGCCGGTCGAGGGCACAACCGTCGGCCTAGAATGCAAACGGGTGCCGCGGTCGCAGGGTCCGGCTGCCAAGCTTGACGAAGTTCTTGATCTTTCCCGGAATGTGCTCCCGCCGGTCATAGGCAAGAGGCTGTGGCGACTATGCGAAGTCCGCTCGTCAGCTGAGCCCGAGCCATCAGGGCGTAGGCCGAACCATTGCTGCATTCCCAGAGAATTTGAGGTTTTTGGTGGGTGATCACGGGCTCGAACCGTGGACCCGCTGATTAAGAGTAATCTATTTTTCGCTGAACAGCCTGCAAATTAAGTAAAGCCGTTTCCAATTACGTGCGATAACTACACCTGAAAACGCGGAACGTTTCGTGAATTGGAAACCGCAAATTAGGTCTTCTTTGGCTGATCTGCAACAAGAATTTCGAACACTGCCACCTCCGCCCTCTCGCGGCCAGATTCACTCTTGCGGATGTTTGGTATTGGGTTTCTAAGTACAACTTGCGACGGTAAAATGGCGCGCACCATTAAAACGCAGGGTAGTTTTCATCCGCGAGCCTGATAGCTTAATGACGTCGTGAGCGTGACTGAAAGGAATGCCAGGCTCGGTGACTGTCGATGCAGCAGACGACCACGCCGCCCCTCTGGACGACGCCGGCTCAAATGAGCACCGGCCATCCTACCAATCCAACAACGCGCAACAGTGGAGATCGTCATGACCGAAAACGCTAAAACTCCTCCCGCGAAGAAGACAATCCAAGACCCGCCCGAATATTCGGCCGCCTCCGGCCATGGCACGTCTTCCACCTGGTCTGGCCGGGGAAAACCACCAGAGGCAGAATCTCAAGAAAATCTTCGGGGCCACGAGACCCAAGCCGATTATCAACAAAACGGGCAGCAAGTCGTAGTGCCCACCGGAACCGGTGATCAGGCGAAGGAGACGGCAGGTACAAAAGACTGGTTGGGCGGGCCGCAAAACGGAGCCAAAGCGCCTGGCTCCAAGGAGAGTGGTCCGACAGGCTCGGGGAAAGCGCAGGGCGAAGGAGCAAGAAACCCACAAACGGGTGAGTAGCAGCCGACGATGCTGCGACTTCGCCTCCCTACGCCAGCATGAGTGCGAACGCGGTACTGATCGAGTAATCTCACGGTAACGGGGAGTGAAGCGGACACGGCACGATTTCGTGCGGAGTTACGCCTATTCCTCGATACCTTCGGAGAGCTAGAACAATGCCGCCTCGTCCTCTCTCGACCTTATCCCTTTGAACGACGCATGCCGCAGCTTTCCATCGTCGGTCCAGGCGCGATACTCGACCTCGGCGACAAGCACCGGCTCGACAAAGACGGCGGCTTTCCTCCTAAGGGCCACGGCCGGCGACTTCGTCACCATTCCCTCGAGCAGCTTGCGTAACTCTCGCGAAAGCTCGTTTGACCAGCCGGTACCGCAGCCGCCGACGTAGACCAGCTGTCCGTCCTTCCGCGCCGCCAGCAGCAACCGGCCGATATGACCAGGAACGGTCGACGGCTCGTAGCCGACAATCACGAAGCTGTCGCGCCGCTTGCAGGTGATCTTCTGCCACCACTCGCCGCGGCCGGAGCGATAGGGCTTCTCGACGTGCTTGGCGATGATGCCTTCGAGCCCGTGTTCGCACGCGACGCGAAAGAACTCGTCACCATCAGCCTGAACCTCTTCTGAAAGGCGGACGGCCCCTTCCCGGCCAGCGACGAGCGGCTCGAGCAATCGCCGGCGCTCGCGCAGCGGCAGCCGGCGAAGGTCGCGGCCGTCGAGATAAAGGAGGTCGAAGGCATAAAAGACGATCGCACCGGCTTCGACCGCCGACGGCAAGCGGCCAAGCGCCCGCTGCAGCATGCCGAAATCCGAGCGGCCCTGGTCGTCGAGCACGACCGCCTCCCCGTCGAGGATGGCGGTTTTTACGGCCAGGCGCCGAGCGTCGTCAACGATCGTCGGAAAGCGATCGGTCCAATCGTAGCCGCCGCGCGTGAGCACCCTCACCCGGCCCGGCTCGATGTGGACCGCAAGCCGGTAACCGTCCCACTTCACTTCATAGGCCCAGTCCGGCCCCTTCGGCGGCTTGTCGACGAGCGTCGCAAGGCAGGGATCGATGCGCGCCGGCATGGGATCGGTCGGAGGGATATCGCGCGGCTTCTTTGAGGATGCTCTGGCCATTAGCCCATTAACGCACAGGCCCGCAAAAAGCCGAATTGACTCTTTCGGCTTAGAGAACATATTAGGAACATTCAACGGCGATGCGGCGCGCCATTCCATCAATCAGGGGCGAACCAAACGGAAAGGCGCGCACAATGCGAACACTCGAAGATGAAATCGAAAGCGCGATCGCAGTCGATCTCACTGTATTGCCACCTCACCAGAAACGGGCCTATGCCGGCCTTGACCAATATCGCCGTCCCGTCGAGGTGCGCGGCGTCCAGGAACTTGCCAAGGGAATTGCCGAATCCTTCGGTGCCTTTGCGATATTCGACGTCGAGACGGTGCTGCGATCTCCGGCGATCGCGCCTTTCGTTACCCAGACGCTCTACTCGATCCCGCTCGAACTGCGGCGGGCCGCCTGCGATCGCGATCGGCTGAAGGCAGAACGTGCGCGCAAGGAAATGGCGCGGATAATATCGGCGGCACTGCTGGCGCGATACCATTTCGAGCCGCTGAAGCACGTAAGCACCTCCTGTCATCCGAATTGGGAAAAGGCATTCGAGCAGCAGTTTGGCGCCGGCCGAGGGCGCCCAAACCTTGAAGCCCAAACGAGCCGCCATAGCTCTGAAGGACGAGGAGGCGATCCGGATGAGTGACGAACTGGGCGCCAAGCCCCACTACGAGACCGGACCCTATGTCCACTACTGCGAACACCCGGGCTGCACCACATGGGGCAGCTTCGGCTTCGCCGTCGGTCGGGCGGAACCGAACTGGTTCTGCTCAGAGCATAAGCCGGAATGGAAGTCGCGCCATGAGGCACAGTCGCGGCATTGACCTGGAACCTGACACCCGCGGGAGCTATCCGGACGGTATCGGGGAGCTGCGGCTTGCCGATCTCGGTGAGGATCAGATATTGGCGCGCGCTGCGCCGCGTGTGACTTTCGCAATTGGGTGAACCGCTGGGCGATCGCATCGAGGTTCGGCAGCCAGAGCACCCCTGACGAGCTGCAGTCGAAGCTCCGACGTTCGCGCTGCGGAAACAAGAGCAACAATGGTTGGCGGCTCGGCAGGCTTCATCATCGCCGTGGCCTCCGTTCCGTACATCCGTGAAATCCTTGTCGCGTCCTCGGCCTTGCGGGTTCTACCGGGGCGATCGTCTTCTTCTTCCTCAAAGTAATAAGAGATACGAAAATGCCCGACTTCAGATCGATCTGGAGGAAATTAAGAGCCTCCTCACGCGGGACTTCTGCTTTTAACACCCTCAGTTTCTTCGGAGGTATGGTCTCAAGATTGTCCCGGTCGGGGCTCGCTGCTAGGCGCCCGCTCGGGCCAACCAAACAGCTTCTTGAGTCGGCTACGAGTTGATACCACCACCACAGAAACCAGACCACCGACAGCAAGCCAAATCTCCCACGCCTCCTTCACGCTGTTCTTTATCGCCGAAAACGTCTCCATCCAGGTCATGGGCTTGACTTCGACGGTGATTTCTTGGTCGTAGGTATCGATCAGGACCTCGACATCGTCCTTTCCATTCGTCACCACAGCGTAAAGCATCGCGGTCAGCGTCTGGGTACCCTCTAACGAAGCGGTCACCCTCCATTTCCACATGGTCGGATTCCCGAGAGCGATCAATTGCTGACCCGTGGTATATTCTTCGACTTTGAAATTGGCACCTGTCAAACGCGCCACCATTTTATGGGATACCTTTGCATCTGCCGAAAAATGCTGGTCCCCCTTTCGAAAAACTTCGGCAAGCTCCTCCGTGGGCACGCCGACTCCTACGACGGCACTTATCTCCCTTGGTTCACCAACTGTCATTTGCGTCGGCGCATTCAAAGCGACTTTTCCGTCTGGAAGGGATTGAATCGTCTCGCCCAAACTCCGCATCTGCCGGAGCGCGGTGTCCTCTCCTTCCCCATTCATTGTTGGAATGCCAGACAACAAAAGAGATTGAGAAATCAATTGGGTCGGAACTGACAGCAAAACTCTGTCGTCTCCTGAAGCAACCATCATGACTTCCGATGGGTTTCTTGCTTGAAACTCCCTCATCCGCCTAAGGACATTTTCATGCTCTCGGTCAATTTCGAGAGACAGTCTTGCGATCTTCAATTCTTCTTCGAGTTGGCTTGACCTGATCGTGGAATGAACCAGATACACAGAGACGATAATGCTCAGAACGGCAGGCGCGATTATAAAAGCTAATTTTCTAAGGAATCGAACCTGCATTGCCCCAACCCGCTCACCACAACCCCTCTTGAAATATAGTTGAAATCCTGTACCGCAGCAACGAAAGCGATTAGGCAAGAATTTTCGACATTTTCGGTTGGCATTGCCGAGGAATTATTGTGGTGCCGAACAATTCGGCATTCAGCTCCCCCAACCTGTTAGGAAGTGCCCGCGGCCGCACCTGGCGCGGGCACTCTTATTTAGTCGCTGAAAACAGAGGCACATCATGGCCGACGCGCTGAAGATGAAGCAGCTGATCTGGGATTGCCAGAAAGACATCGCCGAATACCTGCCCGACGAAAGCGGCATTTCGGAGCACGAGCTGCTCCAGGCGCTTATCGCCCGTCTGGACGGCCGCCAGGCGAAGGAAGCGCTGGGAGACGATTGGAAGGGCTGGTGGCCGGACGATGATGGCGGGGACGACGACGGCGGCAGCCCCGCTCCTCGGGATCGAGAGATGGCCTGACATAAACAGAGCTGCAGTGAATTTGGAGGCTGATCCGCTGCAGCTCCGATCGCGACGTTAACCTTCCTCCGGGTCGGGCTCTCGCCCTGTTCCATCCAAGGGAACCGCTTCGAACGTCGCTCCGGATATTGTACTCTCAGCGGAAATGGGATCAAGCTCGCACCCGGAAAAACTTGCAAGGAACCGAGCAAATGGCCGAGATCTATCTGTTCCCGAAGACCGCCGAAGAGCAGGAGGCAGAGCGCCAACTGACGGAGGCTATGCACACCTTCAACGCGGCCATTAAGCGAGCTGCGCAATGTGGGTTTGACATTGAACTGAGGCCGGGAACATGGTCGTTCACCAGCTACAGCCGCGCCCCTGTGCCGTACATCAACTTCACGGCCGGCCTTCCTGAACGGCGGAGGCCGCCCGAGTTCGCAGAGATATGAAAGCGTCGAACCAGCGGCTTTCGCGCGCTCAACGTCTCTTCTGATCAGGGAATGGCTCTCGCCCCAAGGCCTTGGCGATTTCCCGATAGTCGCGTCCACCCATCCCGGGTATCCGCAGCATCTCGACTGCGGACAGGTGCTGCATATCTTCGACCACCTCATATCCGCGCTGGTCAAGCTCGGCGAGGAGGTATGGCTTAAGCTTCAAGTCTTAGTTTCGTGCTCATGCGAAGATCAGATCAGGTCAACGCGCATCGCGCAATTGCATGATTATACAACGTCAGCGCCGCAACTGCGCGCCGTCGCGCTGGCTGGCCTCGATCCTCTGCAGGATCTCGCGCATCACACGCGTATCGATGGAAAGGCTGTTGAGCGTGTTCTCGACGGCCTTCATTGACGTCGCCGCTTCGGCAGCCTGCTTCTCCACCGCCGAGATCCGGAGTTCGTGATTGTCGATCTGCCGGAGGGAGACTTCGGCAGCCGTCAGGCGCTTGTCGAGGCGATCGATGGAATTGGCCTGCGAATCCTGGTTGGCGTTCACCCTCTCCCAAGTCGCGCCCCACGCTATGAGGCCGCCGGCAAAGCCGAACAGGATCACCAGGGTGTTGAGGTTATATTCAAACCTCCATTTCGGAGTTGCGACCATCTTTTCGGTTTCCTGTGTTTCAGCCAATGCCCTGCCCCTCGAAATGCAACGCTGGATGGTTACTGCTGCGCCGCGTCGTGGCGGGCGCATTCGCTCTGGCTCCAGGCGCGGGCGCCGCATAGCCCCGCGACTGTTTCGTCGATCTTGTCCTGATCGGCCGGCGTTGCGCCTCGGGCGCCGATCAGGGACGTTCCCACGACTGCCCTAGCCGCCTGGTTGAGGCGGTCTTTCGACGCAGAGACCTGATGCGTTGACGTACAGCCGGCCGCGCTCAATGCACAGGCGACGGTTAAAGCGAGCGCGATCAGCTTCATCTCGCAGTTCTCCGATTGCTTTGTTGGTTGCGGAATCCAGTTCGGCGCGTTCGAGCTTCCGGCCCTCCTCCTTCGCCGCAGGGATGATCCAGAGCGCGTTGACCATCTGCATGCCGAAAAAGACGAGGACGCCGCCGGCAACGGCGCCGGCGGCCAGAGAGAGGCGGCTGAACATCACGCCATCCCCTCGACTTGTTTCGCCACCGCCTGCCGATCGGCGCTCTTCCTCCAATAGAGGAAGCCGGCGATTGCTCCGAACGCGACGAGGATCAGGAGGAGGTTTTGCCAAGGTATCCCGCCGATCGCGGTGAGCAGCGAAGCGCCGCCGCCGATGACAGACGGCGTGATCACCTCTTTCGACTTCCACCAAGGAGCATCGAGGCTGGGCGGCGTGACAGGAACCGGGACTGGCTTCTCCTCGGTCACCGGCGCCGCCTTTACCTCCGGCCGTGCCGCTTCGCCCGGGGTGAGCGCCACAAGCGCCGTATGCATCGCGGCGCGTGTTTTCGGTCCGACGTCACCGTCGACCTGAAGACGCTGGTCGGCCTGAAACTGCAGGACGTTGTCTCCGCGGTAGCCAAGGAGAACGAGCGAGATGCGGGCGAGCCGGTCGAAGCGGTCGGCCAAGCCGTTCTTGCCGCCGTTGATCTTCTTCGTGATGGTCTCCGCGTCGCCCTCATCGGCCCAGCGGTTTAGGTCGCGCGTATCCCAGTAGAACAGAGGCACCAGGCCTTCCCAGGGATCGGAATTGACCGCGTCCGGATCCTTGACGAAGTCCGGGCAGTCGAGGCCAGCGGCGCGGCACCAGTCTCGGAACTGGCGATAGTTGTGCTTGCCGGTCAGCTGCATTCCGGTTCGGCCGCGGTAGAGATAGCCGTCGCCATCCTTCTCGGGCGTGTTGCCGAGATCGGTTCTGGTATCATAGCGCTGCTGCGCCGGCGTCGGGCCCCAGATCTCGCGATCGTAGCGGAAGTCGCCGCTCTCATGCATGAGCTGGGCGAAATACTGGGCGAGCCGGTGCGGCCGATCCATACCGAAGCGGTCGCCGTGCCTGTCCAGCGCCAGAAGCACGGACGCGAGGTTGCTCTCGTTCACCTTGCCCTTTGCGGCAGCGCGAACGTGCTGAGCGGTGATAGCGCTCATTGAAGTCTCCTGATTGTCATTGGTGAAAGGTCGGGGGGGCTAAGCCACGCTGTTTAATGGCGACGGGCGGTGGTCCGGCTTAAACTGGCATTGGTCGCGTGCGCCTTTACAATGCGGCCAGGAAGCTCGTCATTGGGCGCAGACCCTCACGGGCTTTACGTTGGATCGATGGAAACGGACTTGAGCATGGACGATAGCGAAGCGAAAAGCGCCGGAACGCTGCTACTAGAGGGGCACCAATTCACCCTCGGAGGAAATCTCTAAGTCACCTTTGATCTCGCCATCGCCCTCTAGGAGGTCTGGGTGGCAGTGTTCAAACGCATCTAAGTCAGCGACAAAAATAGGCGCAGACACCGCAATATTCTTGCCGCGAAGTGGAACGTTCACAGCGCATAGCAATTGGATCTGCCTTTCCTCTGCGTTGACGTACGCATTGATCGGCAGCACGTCACCATCCTCCATGATCACCTTGGTTCTGTGCATGACAGAGATAGCGAAGAGCTGGATCAAATGGGACAGCGTATTCCGGTGTTGGCGAACTTCTTCCCTAGTCAGCAGGCCGTAGCTCTTTAGCGTATCGAGAAACCCTTCGGTCAAGACTTTGGGCTCGAAGGCAGGTTTCGAAACAATAAGCGAGACCACGCACTTAAGAACCGCGAATTCCTTGTCAGTCCAATCGGGCGGCATCTGCCATGTGTTGTCGGGATTTGGGACGAGGCGGTCAGCCAGTGAGCAGAGAGTTTTATGGGCAGCCTTCAACGACAGCCCTGCTCGTTTCTCGAAAGCGGTGTGGCCGATGCGGTTCGCCGCGACCTTCAGATAATCCCTCGTCGCTGGCGGTAAACTGTTGCCATCCACATTTCTTGGCTCGCTCCCCGATTGTTTTTCGAAGAGAGGCATGTGAAACCGCATTTGGAGGCACCATTCCCGCGCAGACCGAACCGTTACGCCACGATCGCGATCAAGGTGGTGTGCAGTAAAGTGGCCGATGTCCGCTACGACCTCGCGACCATCGCAGTGATCGCGGGCGAAAAGGAAGAGGGTCATAAGATCTTGCGGGCGAATGTCGCCGGAGAGAAGGCGCTCAACCCTCTTTCTCAATTTCTGGTCGGCCATTCATACCTCGCGTCGTGAATCGGACTTGAACGACCTTCGTAGATTAGCTCTGGTTACGCAACGGTACCGTGATGATCAACTCTTGCGCGCGTCAGTGCCTTTCCCGATACCGGTCGTCTCAAACGCTCGGCCAGTGAAACACCGGCAGCTCCGCGATGAACTCTTCGACCCTCGGCTGCGCGCGCTACCCGGCCGTCACGTTCGCCAGCTCGACCGTGGAATAGGTCCACACCGCCGACCGCCAGGCGAACAACGCTGAGCGGTGATGGCACTCATCGGTTTCTCCTGATTGGAATGATTGAGAGTTTGCTTCGCCCGAATGGGCGAATGGAGACTGACGGCGCATTGTGGTAACGCCGCGCAGCCGTCCTGCCGTCTCGCAGCGACGGGGCGGTTAGAGGCCTGGCGCCTGCCTCCTGCGACCGGGCCTCGCCCGGAGTTCGTCTGACACAGGCAAGCGCAAAGCCGCCCTCATCCCCCGAACAAGAGTTCGAGGGCGACGGGAAGAGTTTCCCGAGCCATTGTCACCTTGCTGTTTGGGAGGATGTGTCTGCCCTAGGGCAATAAAAAACCCACCCCAAAGCGGGGTTTCATTTCTCGATTGGCTTCTATTTAATTGCGAAAGTAGCCAATGGTATTTTAGCTGGAAGTTGAGTAGCCCATTAGTACACACGCATTGGGTTGCAGCGCCGGGCACTTCTGCGCTACTGTGCGGTCGCGATGAATATTTCCCTCGCACCTCAACAAGAGACCAGAGCTTACCCTCCGATGAACGAATGTTACCGCCCCGTCGCTACAGGCGACAAAACACTGACCGATCAGATTTCGGGGCAAGCCCAAGATTCTCTTGCGGAACAACTCGCTACAATTCGGGCGGAGAGCATCAGAGATGCCATCCTCAACGCGGAAGCGCGTAGAATGCTGGAGCAGAGGATCGCTGATCTAACGCACGAGCTTCAAAGAAGCCGGCAGCAGATCTCCGACTACCGGAGCCAAAAGCGAGAACTGCAAGAGCGGCTAAGAAAGGCTTCGATTCGGCTTCGCGAGAAACCAACGCCTAAAGGCCTGCTGTCGCGGCTATTCAGCCGGCCCAAGCCTGCGGAAAAAGCTCGATCCTTGTCGTCACCCCTACCAGTTCCACAACGGGCCGATAGCGGACCACAACTAAACTCCTACGATGTGATCGCCAGCCTCGGTTCGTGGTGCGGCCCCGCTTTCAACATCCGCGAATACTACAAGACGACGAAGGCAACACCCTTCGATTGGTGGATCTCCGACTATGATGCGGCCATCAAAGTTCTTGACGACGATTTTGCGAACATTATGCGGCTGGAGAACCTCGAAATTCTGGACGGCGCCTATCCTCGGGAAACCGTCCGATGCCGGCACTACGGCATTCGGCACCACCACGACTTCAAGCGGGAAGGCGATCATGGGACAGGTGACGGCTACCACTCGGCGAGCCCGATCATTGATGATCTGGCCTCACAGATAGAGAACGTGCAGCAAAAAACTCAGTTCATTCTAAACAGGTTCAGAAAAAACACGCGCGGCGCCGATGTTCTGATGGTCAGGGCGGAGCCACATGCGTATCCCGACAAAGAGGAAATGGCATTAAAGCTCTACGAAGCATTCGCCAGGTGTTTCAATCCACGCAAACTCGACCTCCTAATCATCACGAACGAGGAGCAATCAGCTAAGATTATCGATGCGAGCCGAGGGACGATTATCGTTGAACCGCTTGGCCCTCATCTCGAGCCCGTAACAGATCCATTCTGCCAGAAAAACTACAGAGCGATCTTTGACAAGATTGGAGCGGTCGTCTCGCCGAACAGGTAGTTACAAATCTGATCTGGCACTCGTGGATATGAGGACTCAACCATCGATCGACCCTGGACTATTCATCGGCACTGTGTAGTTTCGACGTTTGCAAGATCTAACAGATGGCGGCTGAGCACACGCCGAGGACAGATGGCTCCATGAAATTATCTGATCACCACCTCCAAGAGGCCCTTGGAATAAACGCATACTTCGTGCACAGGGACCGCTTCGGCGACCTCTTCGAGGAAATTACATTCGCCATTTACACAGCAGTTCTGGGGAACGGTGATTGCGCAGTGGACTGCGGCGTCAACAAAGGCGACCATACACGGGCGCTGATGCGAGCATGCGGGCTGAACGGCCATGTCTTCGCATTCGAAGCCGCGCCGCAGATGATGGAAATTGCCAAGAAGAATAATCCACTACGTGAGACCATCAGCTTTATAGACAAGGCGGTCTGGCATCGATCCGAAGAAGTGATGACATTCAACTTCTATCCTTTAGAGCACGGCCTGTCGTCACTCGCCGTGCGGGCGCAAGGTAGCGAGCACATTCCAATCGAAGTCACGACAACGACCTTGGACGATGCTGTCGATAGACATGTTTCGCTGATCAAGCTCGACATTGAAGGCGCGGAATATCATGCGCTAAAGGGGGCCGAACGCATCATGACGGAAGATCGCCCGGTGATCGTCTTCGAAAATGGCAGGCAAACGTCTGCTGAGCTATTCGGCTACACGCAAGACGAGTTTTTCGAATTGTTCCACAGTCGCGGCTACTTCCTATACACCATCGCTGGAATGCCCTTTACCCCCGATATGTGGGACACGACGATGCCGTGGCAGTTCCTGGCCCTTCATCCTCTCTCTCCGCGGACCCCAAAAGTCTTCCATGCGTGTCAGGCGTTCCACATGAGGCTGTTCAGCAATCATCGCTGATGCCGGACATGCGCTGCCATGCCGCTTTCGACCGCTGCGCGGGGCCGATACGTTCTCAACATCTTTCGATCTATGGCTGCTGGACTAATCGACGGCGATGTGTAGTTTCGGCGGAACATTTACCGTCTGAATGGGAGGAACCATCGGTGAAGGTTTCGAATCTGATAGAGATCCTTAGATCGGTCGATCAAGACGCCGAGGTCATGATGCCCAGCGGACTGGTGGCTCTGCAGCCATTGGATGAAAAAAAATTCAGAACTGCATTGTCGACGCCTTCCAAGAATGTTGTCGGAATAGGTGAAAGCGAGACCCAATGGTCTGAGCCGACGAAGTTATTTGTCTTGGGCTAAGTCACCACAATTGGAGCCTGAATGGGCTCCCCCCCAAGAAGCACAGCCAAAGACAAGAGAGAATGATGGAAACGCGTACATTCCGTGCCTACAAAACTCTGTATGAGGTTCAGGGGAACCCCTCTGATGCATACTTCAAAGCACTCCCAGACCATGACCTGGGAGGGTTAGCTAACTTTCTGAGCCGCATCATCAAGACCCGCCACGTGAAGACTTGTCTCGATATCGGAGCGAACATTGGCCTTGCCAGTCTTATAATGGCCGAACTGGCTCCAGCTTCGAAGATCATGAGCTTTGAGCCATCCCCGAGGACATTTGATCACCTGAGCGCTAACATCGGCCGCAATCACGGTTGGGCGCAAATATCTCCTCAGCCATTTGCAGTAGGCAGTGAATCCAAGACGATCAAATTCTTCTTCGACGACAATATGTCCCACGCCAATCATATCGTAATCGATGGTTCCGGCACCGATGTAGAAATGAAGAGCATCGACGACTTCGTATATGGTGCCGCTCTGGACAGCGTCGATTTCATGAAGGTCGACGTTGAAGGCTTCGAGCTTCAGGTGTTCCAAGGAGCCCTTCAGACAATCTTGAAGCATCGCCCGACGATTATTTTTGAATTCAACGAATATGCGATCGTCGAAAACGCAAAATTGGACCCGGTCGATTGTCTCCGCGGGATCATCGAATTTGTCGGCCCTCTCGCAGTCGTTAATCCCGCTAACGGTGAGGCTACGCCCCTCCCCGCAGGGGCTAATGCTGCGATTTCTGCATTGCGCAGCATGATGCGTTCCGGCGACGATATTTTCGATCTCGTCAACCAAGTCGCGTAGGGTGGTGCCGTTAAGGCACCACCTTCAAGACGTTCCCTGCGGCGCTATCGCGCCAAATAGCACCGGACCCAAGGCCCGCCGATGATGTCGGAAGTAACGTAGGGGCAATCACGACGTTGCCGAGGGCCGCGGCGCTCATGAAAATATACCGCAGACCGGTGCTATCCTTGTAGACCTCGCCAACTGTCCAGTTGCCGCTATTCCCGAAGGTGACAATCTCGTCGCATGCGCCCGTGAAGCGGACGAAATATTGCAGGAGTGCGGTGTTGTTGTTAACGCTGTTGGACATGACAGAAATGCCCTTGGCGTCACCTTCAAAATAGATCGCTTCCTCCACCACCGTTGCGTCGGCAGTACCGACGACGTTCTTGAAATCGTTGCCGATGATGTTGATTCCACGGTGATGAGCGGCTTGAAAGAGAATCGTCTGACGCGCCATGTACCAAAACTGGTTCGCCATGATCATGACGCCGTTCACGGTGCCAGGACCGCTCGTCCGGAATGCATGCTTTGCCCCAGCCAGGTAGCCGCCGTAGATGCGAACCCCATCTACGATCGCGTTATTGCCCGCGTAGATAAGCATTTGCGTATAGTCGGCCTCCCCGTTTGACCCGTCGAGAGCGGACCCGTCGTAGACGATTTCCCCGCAACCAGAGTTGTCCTGGGCTTGGATGAAAACGCTACTCTGACCACGGTAACCGTTGATATTCCGCATGATAACTTGGCGGATGCCCTGCGTGCCGGCTGCATCAATCTGGAGGTTAAACGAATCCGGAAGGTTCGGTCCATCAACTCCGGCAGGCGGGTAATCGAAGACGAAATCCTCTAGAAAGACCTCGCCGCAAAACAGGTCGTTGCGGGAACGGATAACCATGTTGCTTCTGTTTGCCTGCGTCTGGCTGGCGCGGCACCTTTTGAAAACAACGTTTCTGGCGTTCGTATAGTTGAAATTTGTATTGAAATATTCAGCACGGACATTTTCAACCAGACGATAGCCAAGGCCGGACAGAGTGTCATCGTCCTCCCCGAGTTTTAGTCCAGTTCCCTCGTTTACGGCACTAAGGTGCCCGTTAACTTTTTCTAGGCAGAAGTCGCGAAGTTCAAAATCAGAAACGTTGGTGAGGGAACCGCGCAACACGTGAAGGCAAATGCCAGCGTGGGTACTCCAAAACCGCGTACCATCAATCTCAGTGCCGGCCCCAATAAACCTGATACCATGGTGCTCATCTATCGGCACCTGCACCGTGCTGCCCAAGAGAAATTGGCCGGAAAGAGCCTTGAAGGTGCTTCGCCACTTGTTCACCCGATCGTCAAGGCTTGAATTGGCCAAGGCATTGATCGCCCTTTGGAGCATCGGGGCGCAATCGGCCCCCGTTCCCGTGCTGGCATTGTAGTTATTGACCATGCCGAAATGGGCAGTTGTCGCATACGTCAGACCCTTTACAGCACCCGTACCGCGCCAAATGTGGTCGTCATCGTAAGCCGAGACGATGCCCCGAACGTAGAGTTCCGCCGCAGCATCTACCGTGAAATAAGCACCGCGCTCGAAATCCAGTACCATGTCGACAGGCGTCGAATAGTTGGCTGTGATGCTGTAGGTCGAGCGCTTGCTAATTTTCAGGCACAGTGTTCCGTGCGCCGCTGCTCGATCGATAGCCGCCGTCCCATCGCCAAACATCAAATCAGACGGCCAATCCTCATCAAGGGCAAACCAGTAGCCATCGGCGCTCTGGAACTTGGCCGGCGACGTTGGCTCGACATTGCCCGGCTGCGCAACTTTCACGTAATGCGCTGGAGCGACCGCGGACGCGCTGGACCATTTGTTCACGATCACAGTGCTGAAGGCCACGAGGTTGAAGGTTGCCGCCGTGTCCCGGCTGTTGAAGATCGGAACGCTGCCCTGCGCAACGGTGTCTCCAGCAGCGTCAAGCGCGATGTCGCGTGCCGCTTCGGCCGCCGCTTCAGCCGCCTCCGCAGCAGCCTGCGCAGCCACTGCGGCATCACGCGCCGCGTACAGTTTCGCAGCAATGGTTTCATCGCTGAACAGACGGAAGGTGCTGCCAGATACAACGCCGAGTAGGATCATGCCCGACTGAAGGCCGCCGACTTCGACGTCCTCACCGCTGTTACTCTTGATCGTCAACGCAGAGCCGCCGTTGAAGCTGACCGTGACCGGAGTTGTGGTGTTCGTATCCGCAACGTTCATCCAGATCAGCGCGGAGCCGCTGACCGGAATGGCGGTCGTCGCCTGAATGGCGTTTGGCGTGCCGGCGCCGGCATCGGATGCGATGATGAAACTGAAGGGCAGATCGCTGCGCCGCGTCCAAGAACCCGTTCCCGAGGCGCCTACTTTGCCGTAGACGCCATTGTTCGCAGCAACGGGATCTCCAATGACCCACGCCATGCTGTTGGCAGCCTTCGACAAATCTGCATCGAGTGCCGTCTTGCTGGAATAGATCAGGCCGCCGGACGAGGTAAATGCCGTGATGATCCCTTCGACCCACGCCCCCCACGCGCGGATTTGTTCCTTCTTCGGCTCATACGGATCAGACGAAGGACCGTCGGCCCAAATGTTTGCGGCAAGTTCGACCATGATTTTTCCCATGCGAAAACGCCCCGAGTTGAACCGGGGCCGTGGACAGGTTTGCGACTTAGGGGTGTCAGGAGACGGTGAATGGCCCGGTCGGGACCGGATCGCCCGGAACATTTGACGGATTTACCGACACGACAAAGCCGTAGCGAGTGCCCGCCGAGATGCCGGTAAGGCGATAGTGATTGACGACATCGGGGCCGCTGTACTTCGTTCCGAAAAGCGTGGCGTCGGTGAAGGAGTTTACGGTGTTCCAATAGGCGCGAGCGCCCTCGTAGGTTTCATCATTCGGGGAAGTCCATTGGAAGACAGCCTCGCCTGGGTTCACGCTCCCTGTCGCGCTTACGTCCGTCACCTCTTCAGGAGGATTCGGATAAGCCGTCGAGGTAACTGTCTCCGTTACCGACCAATTGGAATACCTTCTGTTGGATGCGATGAATGCGACTTGGATGTCCAAGACTTCATCGACGGGGACATTCCCTGTGGAAAGATTGATATATCCTCCCGAAGGATTCGCGCTTGGGTTCCGCTGCTCCACCCATGCACCGGGAGTTCCCAATCCGTCTGCGTCAGCCACCCTGTAGCGAACGACCGGCGTATAGCTACCGTCCTCTGGGTCGATGACCACGACTCGGATGTAGACACTACCGCCGTTCGCCTTTGCCTGAATGAGGTTGACAACGGGCGTCGAGATCTCCGAGGCGTTCGGCGCGGGCGGTACCGGCGGCTGCTGCCCCTCTTCCGTCGCCGGGTTCCAGTCGTCGATGCCGTCGGGATGCTCGATGAAGTCCATCGTGAAGCCGCCCTTTGTGAGGGCGACGATGGAGCGGCGGTTTTCGATCAGTTTCCCGTCCAGCTTCGGCAGCCGCTTGGGCGTATCGAGCCGGACCCACCGCGCATAGACGGCATTGATGCCGGAGAGCCGGACGTCGAGGCTGCCCTTGACCTCCTGGCGCTGGCGCAGCCAATCCCGCTTGCCGAGGCGACGAGCTTGCCGCCACTGGTGGCACCACTCGTAGGTGCCCTCCATGGTCAGGACGCGGCCGGCGGCGATTTGCGCGTCCGTGTCCTCGAAGAAGTCGGTATCGCAGCTCGTGTAGTTCGTCGCCGGATAGGTGAATTTCGGGACGAGGCGGTTGCACTCGTCCTCGAAGAGAACACCGTATTGAACGTTGTGGCCGACGATATCGGCATCGGTCAGCGTGGCGGTCCTGCTTTCGCGGAACTTTCCGACGGTCAGAATGCGGGCACCGTCGCCGCGGGCGACCAGGTGGCCGTCGCAGGTGGCGAGGATGGCGTTCAGGCCAGACTTCGGGCCGTTCTCGGTCGTATCCCAGCCATTGCACTGATACCGCTTCTCGGTTCCGCCGCCGGCGAGAGGAATGTCCTCGTCGCAGATATCCGCGTCCTCTTTCCAGAGGTCGAGGACTGGTAGCAGCGCCTTCCGGTAGTCGAGACCGAATCCGAACTCGTTGAAGCAGAGATGCCAAGCCAAGATGATGGCCGCATTGCGGGTCCACGTCCATGTGCTCTGATCTGCCGGATCCTGCGCCGGGTCACGGAAGTCCCAGCAATAGGCTCCATCGATCTCAACAGAAGGCGACGGCGCCCCGTAAGGAAACGCCGTCTGCTGATCCTGCGCGTCTGCATTGTGCGCCCGCATGGCGAGCGACGCCTGGCCGTCTCCGCGGTGATCGTTGGTCCAGATGCCATCCGCGCCCAGTGCGGAGACGAGCTCGGCATAGGGCGTTTCGGGGTTCGCGCCGAGGCGGGTGTACAGCCTGACGTTCGCGGAGCCCGCGCCGTACCGGCCGCCCGTCGTCAGCGGCTGAACGACGTTGTCGACGACCGTCACCTCATCATCGTTCAGATAGAACCGGTTGAACGACTTGATGCGGTGGCCGGCGATGGCCTGCACCGAATATAGGTTGGAGCCCTTCGCCTCCCACATCATGCGGGCGCCGGCAACGCGGGTGCGGCCGACGGCATAGATCCGATACGGTATCGCCTGGTTGAGCGGCGCCCTTCCGTCTTCCGGCTTCGGCGGCTTCGGTGCTTGTGCCAGAAGCGCCTGCAGCCCGATCGAGATCGCCGTCGTTGCGATTGCCGACGCGAGCGAAGCGTAAGTGATCGTCGATGCGCCGATTGCGAAGCCGCCGGTCCCCAGCACAGCCGTGAAGATCGGCGTAAAGATCGGATCAAACAGAACTTCGCTGTAAAGCGACGTCGTGCAGCCCAGCCCATAGCGCTGCAGCATCATGCGGTGATGGAAACTCATTCGTTTCGATCTCCATCCGGCGCGCGCCAGGCTGCAACGTGATCAAGTTTCTTGGCGATGACGCCGGATGGCGCCAGCAGGGCCCAGAGAGGCCCGAAACGGACGGCGCAGACTTCCTTGACCCCGGCCATTCCGGAAGGCGCGAGCACGACGCCGACGTCGCCATCGAGCGGATCTTCGGTGCGGATGAAGCCGAGGGGCTCAAGCGCCGCCGCGGCGAACGCCACGAGGCCGCCGGCCCGGGCCAGAATGTCGTGAGCGCCTTCGGCCGTGCTGTATGTGCCGCGATAAGCCGCCGCGGGATCTACGCCGACGCTTTCGCGCAGCCAAGTCCCGCAGAAGGTCGTGCAATCATCGCCAGCAACCCCGCCCCACCGGAACTGGTGCGGCAGGCTAAGAAATTCCTGCAAGGTCATGGCAGTCCTTAGAAATTCGGCCAGACTGGCTGAACGCCCCTGGCAAGCCGGCTGACGCCGTCGCAGAACTTATCGGTTGGCGAAATCGCCTTCTGATGCGGAGACGACCAGACCGACCGCGCGCCACGGGAACGGGTCGCCTCGCCCGTCACGACGGCAAGAGAAAGCGTGATGCTCGGGCTGTCGCCCTCCTCGACTGGTGGGCTCACCTCCCCGGTGTGAGAGGCGGTCCCGGTCCAGATCGGGATAATGCTGCTCATCGGCTGGAAATACCGATCGAGCGTCGTCAGGCCCATCTGGACTGCCGCGCCGCGCACTGGCGGCAGGCTGTCGAGCATCTTCGCCGATGTTGTCGGGTCGAGCCCGGAAAGAGTGAACTCGACGCTGTCGGCGGTACCGTTGACCAGCACCTCGAGCGTTGGCACGCCGATCAGACGGCCGCCACCAAGATAGACCGTCCCTGTCGGGTCGATGCTGTCGAAGTTGGCCGGGATGTCATTGATACCGAACCAGAGATGCAAGGCAGGATCCGTGTCGACCCTGAGGAAGATGCCAAGCTGATGGCTGCCGCGCATCTCCTCGATGATGTGTGCGGGGACGAACTCCATCAGAACGCCTCCGTGAACCGAAGCGTCGGCCGGGACTCGTAAAAGCCAGAGTAGTCCCAGGGCAACGTGAAGCCGCGCGGGAATTTCATGCAACAGATCGGGCGCGCGAGCTCGACGCGGGTGCCGGCCGTTACCGCCTCGCGCAGAGGCGGGGCGATGGCGAGGGTATAGACCGGGTTGACCTCATTGGTCTTTGAGATCACCTCCCAATACCGGTAAGCGCGCCAGCCCTTTGTTGGATGATAGATCGAGAACCAATCCGACCAGCGCAGCGGCCGTGCGGCGCCGTAGACACGCATTTTCAGGATCCCGGCTCCGAGGCCCGCCGCTTCGGTCACCTCGCCGTAAACAGCCGCCTGGCTGTAGCCCGACCCGTCCGAAAAGAACGATCCGTCGGAATGGGGTATGCCCTTGATGATCGGCCGCTTCTTGCCGTCGATGACCGGAAATGGTCCGATCCCGTCATTGATGATGGGGACGTTGAAGAAGCGATAGCCGCCGTTCCCTCGTGCCCCGAGCCAGTTGATCACCTCGTGACGCTCGGTGTCGTCTCCAAGCAAGACGCATTCCTCATACGTCGCAGTAACGATGCCGCCGCCGCTGGTCTCAATGCTGATGGATTCGCCGATGCCGTTGACGCCTCCGTCGAGCGCCGACCCGGGATTGTCGAAACTCGCCCGAGTCGGCCGTAGATACATGATCGGTACGGTGGGCTGACCGGTGTAAATTGCCATCCATCAGCCTTTCTGTGCAACGAAGCGCTTCTGCGTTTCCCCGAAGCCGACCCGGCGCTGCTGTTCGTTGTATTGCGCGAAGTTGTTGGCGCTGACCTGCGAGGCAGCGCCGCGCGCGATGTTTTCAACCTTCGCCTGCCAGTTACCGTCTTGATCGACATAAACGCGGACGCCGGCGATACCGCCGCCGCCGTGCCCGCCGCCGTTCCGATTGGTATTGGCGGCCTTGAGCTGGTGGTTAGGGATGACCTTTTCGCCACCGCGGAACCGCACGACCTCCGGCCCCTCTTCGCCAACGATCGCCATGCCCGCGCGCGCGGATGCCGTGCCATCGGCATAGAGACCAATTCCGCCCGCTTTCGCTTTTGCGAGCTGCCCACCGCCGAAGATCCCGCCGAGGATGCTACCCAGCAGCCCACCGCCGCCGTTTGCTGGCGCGAACAGACTGTTGAGGGCCTGATCGAGCAGCTTGTCGGCGATCTTATCGAGGGCGTTCACGGCAGCATTGGCAAACGACTTCCACAAGCCCTCGCCGTTCTTCAAGCCCGATTTAACATCGGAGATAAAGCCCTTCGTGATGTCCTTGGCGAACCCCATTGCCTCTTCGGCCTGCTTCATGGCTTCTTTGGCGGTATCGAACCCCTTAGCGGTGTCCTCTCCCGCCTTCTTGCCGGAGCCCCCAGCCTTCCCCGCTGCAGCCTCGACGTTGGTTAGTCCAGCAGCAACCTCCTTCAACTTCGCCGCTGCAGTGGATGCGCCCTGAGAGATCGCAGTGCCCATGTCGCCGAGGTAGTCTCGGCTGAGCGCTGCCCCGACCGCCGTGTTTCGCGCGTCCACAGCGCCTGAAAGGTCACTCGCGAAGCTGTTTTCGATCATACCGACGGACATGTCGCCGATATTCGGGATCGATGCGCCCTCGCCCATCCCGAATGGCAGAGAACCGAGCATCCCGTTGATCTCTGCAATGAACCCGTTCAACAACGCAGTCGCCTTGCCGATCATGGCGTTCATGCCGCCGATGACTGCGTTTGCCGCTCCGACGATCGCCGCTCCCATGATGTTGGGAAGCTGGGCCCAGACGAACTTGATGTCCTCGAAGGCGGCTACAAATGAGCCGATGATAAGGTTCACGCCGGTCTTGGCGGTCTCGACGATATCGACGCCGAATATCTGGGCCAACTCCTCCCGGAAGATGTTGGCGGCGACCACGGCGGCAGTGATGCCGGCCACGAAGGCGACAGCCGGGTTTGCTGCGGCAAACGAGGCCGCGAGGCCGAGAGCGGCGACGGAAAGACGCCCAAGCAGAGCGATGAGGTTGATGACCCCGCCAATCACCGCCGGCGCGTAGATAAGCGCAAGCCCAGCGGCAGCCATAGCAGCATAGGGGGCGATCGTCTGCAGAACGGATGCAAGACCGTTCAATGCCGAAGCCGCCAAAGCCGGCCAATCCACCATCTGCAGTCCAGCCGCCGAAAGACCCACAATGGCAATCGTGGCAAGGCTGACGGGAGACAGGACCGTGAGGAAGGCTTGCCCGAGTGCCTGGACTGCGCCTGCGGCCCCCATTGGCCCCAGAACCGCGCTGATCTGCGTACCCTGCTGTAGGGCGATCTGCAGCGGGCTCATCGCCATCGCCGAAGTCACAGCGATATCTTGGAACTGGGCCGCGAGGTTCCCGACGTTCATTGATGCGGCCGTCATGCCTCGCACGTTCTGGTTTGCCGCTGCGGCGTGCATCTTCAGTGCGCCGGCTGCCTTGGTGGCGGCGGCGCTCTCACGGTTGAGTGCGGCTGCGGCACTGTCGGCTCCAGCGGATACGGACGCCGCAGCGGCCCCCGCGTTCTTTGTGGCGCCGGATACGCCAGCAGCAGCCGCCTCCGCGCGCTTGGCAGCGTTCGTGAGATGGTCAAGGGACTTCGCGCCCTTTTCAACGCCAGAGCTGTCTACGGCAATGCCAAGGGTCGCTACGTCGGCCATAGCATCCTCCGTTACTTGTCGGCTTCCGCCCGCTTGCGCTGTTCTTCGTGCTCGTCGGCGACGGCATTGAGAAACGCCGTGTCCATCTGCATCAGGATCAACACCTCTTCACGCAGCAGGAGCGTCCCGGTCATTCGCGACCAGGTTTCGACGTCCTGATAAGTGAGAGGCTGGGGGCCGTTCATGCCCTGGTGGCGATGTCCCGACAGGTGCCAGAACCATTCCCACAGGTGTTCGCCGTCTTCCGGCGGCTCGATATCAGGATTGAGATGCCCTTGACCGAACCGATCGTTCATTTCGCGGCGGGATAGCGTTTCCTTTACCCCGCCCATGCCCCGGAGTTCATATCCGGGAGTGTCGTATTTGACGATGAGGGCGACGGTCGCCGCCAGTTCATCGCCTAGCTGCCGAAAAAAGCCGCTTCGTCTCCGAGTGCGCTGTCGATCTGCTTCGCGATGGCGGGCACGGAGAGCAGCTTACGCTTGTTCGCATCGTTGCAGGCCGGCTTCTTGTCGTCGCCGAGCATGGCATCACCGGAGAACGTCCAAGACACGATTGCGGCCGACAGGAGAGCAATCGTGTTGTCTTCGATCTTCTCTGCCGTGACAGTGTTCCGGCCGCCGCGAAGCGCCTTGTTCTTCAGGGCGCGCTCCACGGCCTTTACCGCATCGCTTTCGAGGCTCTGGAGCTCGACCGACACGCCGAGGGGAGCGCCGGTCGCCGGGTGCTTCAGGTCAATGGTGATCGTGTTTGGGTTGAGGGAAAGCAGGTCCATTGATCACCTTACGGGGTTTCGACAGGGGCAACGAAGATCGGGCGCTGATCGGTGAAGGCGACCGTGTAGGACTCCCGAATGAAATCGTCCGTGCCGCCGCCGAGCAGTTGCGGACCGGAAACCGGGCCGGCGGCGTACATGATCGTGTTCGACCAGGACGGCGTCGGGGCGTCGGCATATTCGACCTTGATCGCGTAGTTGAATTTGGTGGCCGCAGCGGCGCGGATTGCGATTTGGCCGGGATCGTCAAAGATGCGGGCAACTTCGATCGCCAATTCGCCGGCATCCTCGACCCCTTTGGCCTTAGACATGACCTCAGTATCGAGCGTGTTGTAATTGATGATGTTCGGGGCGGCGCCATAGTCGCCCAGATTGCCCACGCTCGTGATCTCCGTGAAGGTTAGAGCGCCGAAGCCGGCCGCATTGAGTGGCAGCGTAACGGCCGCCGTGCTGATGTAGACTTTCGCCCCCGCAAGGGTCGTCTTCAAGCCTGCCATTGTTCGGATCCTTTCCTAGGCAAAACAGTAGTATGGGATGGTGACCGGGATCTGGACCCGGTTTCCTTCCTGGATTGGGCCTGATGCCCATGGCTCGCTGCTGATCGTGACCTTCACGCCAGAAGCAAACAGCGAACGGTTTTTGAAGAGCGAGATGATGGTCTCGACTGTCTCGAGCGCACCAATGATCCCCACGCCTACCGCGAACACGACTGAGACCTGGTAGAGCCCCCGCTTCTGCTGCGGGTCGTCTCCCAAGGTGATTTCCCGCGTCTGGTTTGGCAGGAACGAGACTGCCAGGTACTTCGACGGCATGGATTGCCCGGCGGCCGGAAACACGACGTTAGGTGCAGCGATGGGGAGCGCCGGCGTCATCGTAAGTAGATGATCGGTCAACGCCTTGAAGATGATTGCGTCGATACCGACCGCCATGTATCAATTCCTCATGTCCGAAAAGCTGACCGACAACCAGGCGCATGACTTGCTGACCAATGCGAGGATGACGCTCGCGCAGGCGACTGGTGAAACGGTTCGCGCTGAGACGGCCCTACGCGCCGCCGAGAAGTCGTTGATGCTGCTGTCCCTCGGGCTGCTAATGGCCGCCGAGGAAGGCAGCGACGGCAACCGGGCAATCAAAGACCAAACGCAGCCTTGACCTTCTTCGCGGTGCGGTCGACCGTCATTCCCCAATTCTGGACAGCAAGACGAACGAACGCATCCGGCGGCTGGCCATTGGCGCCGTACTCGCGGTGGCCCGCGTACGCCGCTGTGTAGCCGAAATACAGCGTGTCACCGATGGCTGCCCCGGCAATCACCGCTTCGATCTGCCCATCGTTATAGGTGTAGGCCCCGCCCTCGACCGGCTGGGCAGCCGGGTTGATTGATGGCATGGCGGCGGTGGACGCCATGAGCGAAGCCCGGAGGAACCCGGTGTCCACCCTCATCCGGCCGCCGGCGGCGCGAGGCGTCTGCATCTCGCGCACGATTTCCTTCGTGCTCTCCTTCAATACCGCCTCGACAGCCTCCGGCACCTTATCAGCCCATGCCGCGATTTGAGCGCTGAACTTGAGGTTTGCCATCAGGCCGCCCTCGCCCGGTAGCGCCGCAGGCCTGCAGCGATGTAGTCGACGTCATACTCGCACCAGCAGCGGCAGCCGGATATTTCGCTGATCGGCGCGCGCGGGTCGCCCGGATAGCGAAGCATGGCGCCGCTCGGACTCTGGAATACTTGATCGATGCCGACGGCTTGCCCATTCAAAACGCGGTGCGTGTGCCTCACCCGGTTGTCGCCGGCTGAATGCCATCGCTTGTTGACGTCCTGGGCCTGGACCTTCCCGGCCTCGATCTGCTGCCGCATCGCTTCATCGCGCGCGGAGCCGAGTGCCATCATGGTTTCGGTGCGAGCCAGCATTTCCCCGCGGAGAAGCAGGTTCTTATCGCGAAGCCTGCCGATGATCCGCGTCAGGGTTTCTCCGGTGACCGGCTTTCCAGCGCGTATCGCAGCCATAACGGTCCGGTCGAAACGCTTGTCGCGCGTCTTGAGCTCGAAATACCGGTTCATCAGGTCCGGGGCGCCGGAAGCAAGATGCAGGCGCGCCCGTTCGATAAACTCGAGCTGGTATCGCGTCAGGCCTAACACGCCGCCTTCTCGGCGGCCGGTGACGCGGTTCTGCCGGCCGACAACGTCGAGCGCCGTCGATCTCGGGTTGGCCCCGCGGGCAAGCCCCTGCTCCAGCGCCTGGCGGATGCCCTGCCGCTGGTCATCGGTGATGTGCGTGACCATCGTCGACGACAGGTCGCGGAGGATCGCCTCGGCAACGGGGTTGCGAACGCCGAAACGCCAGATAACACGCGCGCCATTCGGCTCGATCAGGTTCGGCAGCTCTCCGACCGCATTGATGCCGCCGGCGTTGAAGGCCTCGGTCAACGCCACATCAAGAGCCGAGAATGCCTCCGGCTCCAAGTGCATTGCCTCAATAGCGCCGTTGACGTCGCCGCACTCAAGACGCTCGATCACGCGCGCCAGCACGACCGACGAGCGAATTTCCTCGATTGCCTCACGAAACGCAGCCGCCAAGCGCGGTTCATACGTGGCGAGCAGCTCGTCGAAGGTCATGCATCGTCCCTAGCAAAGGTGACGGTGATCGCGCGCCGTGTGTTGGTCATGCCGACCGACTGCATCGAGGAGAATTCAATCTCAACCTTGACGCCATTCCGAACAATGGGAGGGACAACGTCGGCGAGATCGCGAACGGCCTCAACGGCATGCACGTTCGGATCTGTCTCTATGTCGAATTTGATCGATCCGTCCGCCATCACTTGGCCTCCGCTTTGGCGATCTGCTTCTCTGCCGTCTGATTGGCCGGCTTCACCAGTCCCATCTTTTCCAGCGTGGCCGCTTTGATTGCGGTAAGCTCCGGCTTGTCGCCGATCTTGTAGCGCTCGAAGGGCTTAACGACTTCGACTTTGATCTTGCTCATTACTGATCCTCTCACCACTTGGGCCAGTCGACCTTCGGGCCGACACTGGGTTTGATGACTTCCTTGGCGACTTTGTCGGCGATCTCACGTCCGTAGAGGTCAACCAGGACGGCAAATATCTTCGAAGCAGGCGCTTCCATGAGTTTCTGGAAGTTCTGTGCGGGCACGCTCATGCTGCGATCCTTCCTATGAAAAAGGCCCGCCGAAGCGGGCCTGTTGAGTAAGCGTTTCAATTGCCGACCTAGGGGCCTATTACACCCGGAACAGGTCCCCAGGGGCCCTGACAGAAGCATGAACTTCCTTGATAGCCAGGTTGATACATCATGCACATGGGCGCACGATTCATCGTGTTGTAACACGTCCGTCCCATCCCGCCCTGCACTTGTGTTACATGGATTGGTAAATTGATGTTCGTTTTTATGCTTCCGCCCTCAGGATCTCCGTGGATGCTCTGCCCCCCTTGCGCGACACAGCCGCACAAGATGAGTGAGGTTGAAACGACAACAAAGCGAAGCTTCATTCTGTCGCGCCTTCTGCAGCTGCTGAACTTTGGGCTGTTGACGCTGAGGTTTGCCGCGCCTCGCGCGTGCAGTTCGCCGTCATACCTGCGCAGACGTCGCCAACACTGACCGTGTTGCTGACTGTCCCTCCCGTGGCATTTCCCGTGACCGTGTGGCCACCCATCGCGCACGAACACAAAGTTGCGCTTAGCACCAACAGAATGGCTATAGTTGTTTTCTTCCTCATATGATTGAGCCCCTCATCTCCCCACAACCAAACAATATCACATGTACCGGAGGTGTAAATCAGCGACTAAAAATATACCTATGCGATTCTTCCTTGGACGATGAAGACGACCGGCGTGATGCCGTCGTATTTGTTCGGGTCGCCGTTGATGATGGCGTAGTCTTTCCCATTGGCGGTGACGACGTCGCCGACGGTCGGCTCGATCGGAAGACCGACCGCCGAGATGTAAATCTGCATATCCCCGCTGAGAATGACCGTTCCGTCGATGTAGCGGGTCTCATAGGCCATAGGCACGAGCGTGGCCGGATAGGCCGTCTCGACAGGATCGCCGCCGTAGACAGGATCCGGAGGCGTCACGCGCTTGACCGTACCGGCTTGACCATACTTGGCGATCAGGCGCTGCGCCGTCGCCTGCATCCGTGCATAGATCGGGTTCGCCATCAGACCACCAGAGCGCCAGGGATGCACGGCATGAGGAACGGCCAAAGCAATCCCTCGATCGTCGTCACGACAGGCGTGGCGAGTGAGACGAGATTGTCGATGTCCGTTGACGAAGAGGTTGAATACTCGACTTCAAGCTGCCCAATCTTCTCGCGCTTCACCGTTTGCGATCCGGTGACGACGGGCGAAAGGCTCCCCTGGTTCGTCAGCTCGAGGAATGCCGCCTCGTAGGAGGCGTTGATGATGGCGACCGGTGTTTCGTTTGAGGGGATCTCCTCGCCGTAGTAGGTCGTCGCGCCGGTGCGCGGCCATGCGCGCTCTTGGGCATACCCGCCGGTGCGCCGGCCGCTGAACTTCGGCTCATACCGATCGATCACCAGAGAACCGCGCTGGCGGGCAGCGGTTTTCTGTTCATCGGTCGTGCCATCGGGAAAGACATAGCCAGCTTCGGTTGCGTAAGACGTGAAGCCGTCGTTCGTGCCGTATCCAGCCATGTCGATCTCCGATGCAAGATTAGGCCCGGCAGATTACCGCCGGGCTGATTGTCAGGGCTGCGTCGCCAGCTCTTCGAGAGCAGCGACAATCTCGTCCTTGGTGGACGGGGTCTTTTCGCCGAGCAGCTTTTTAGCGGCCGACTTGAAGGACATGAACTGCACGTTCTGGTCCTTCGCCATTTCGAGCACTTCCAGTGCCGTCTTCGGGCCGTCGCCGTCCTGGTTGGCGGCAGCCTTGGAAGCGCCCTCGATCTTGAGGAAGCGAAGGCGCTTGGCCTTTTCGAGATCAACGCCCTCGAGATCGACGTCTCTGGTTTCGCCCGGCTGGATGTAGACCGCCCGCCCCTTCGAGCGGACGCCCTGCAGCGCTTTGCTGTTGTTGGTGACCTTCATGACCGATCCTCCGATTACGGTGCGGTGATTTCGTCGCCGTAGGCGGCAGCACCGGGCAGACGCCATTCGGTACCGCCGGTACGGGCGATGATGCCGGTTTCGAAGCCCATGATGGACTTCTGGCGCGGCTGGAGGACACGGCGCGGCATCGGCAGGTGGAAGCGGAGAACTTCCGAATCCCGGCGATACACGACCATGCGGCCGCCGCCGTCCTGGGAGGCCGTGGCGAGCTCGCGGAGCGGCTGGATGTCGAGCTGCTGGCCCGTTTCCGCCGTGTAGACGTTGTTGCGGCGGATGTACTCCAGGAGGGTCAGAAGGCCGTCGCCTTCGCCGAGACGGCGGGTAGCGATGAGACGGAACGCTTCCGGCGGCAGGCGGAGCGTGTCGACCCATTCCACTTCCGAGGTATTCTCGCGGACGCTGGAGATCAGGTCGTTGATGTCCCGGAGGATCTGGTCGTTGGTCTTGTTGACCCAGAAGGTGGACGAACCGCCGCCCCCTGCGCCATCCGCGGCAACGTCGACACGCGAGACCTGCGGGTCGTTGACAAAGCCGGTCCAGTTCTTCTCGGTCGTGCCGACCATGGCAACCGAGTTGAGCAGGCGCTCGACCTTGTCGGACGCCGACATGGCCTTGGTGCCGTTCAGGTCGATGCCGTAAAGGGCAGCCTGATTGACCTCCTCGAGGTTCCACTCCCAGCCGGAGCCGATCATCGCGAAGTCATGGCTGGCCATGTCCTTCGTTGCCTGGTTGAAGGGCATGTCGGTACCGGCGCCGGAGAGGAACTTCGCCTCGCCTGCGGTATCGACGGTGAAGAAGGTCGTGCCGATCGCCCAGGCATTCCCTTCCGTCACGACGGGCACGTGTGCACCGTAGTTGAAGGTCGGATAGCGCCGCTGGTAGATGCGGGTCTCGATGTTGCGCCCCTGCGCGATGACGAAGGGGAACGCGGCCTGCGCATCAGCGAAGGCCTGACGGATGATCTGGTTCATAGTTCAGGGTTCCTTTCGCGAGCCGTTACGCCTGATGGCGCAGGCCAAGGCTGATCTGGACGATGGCGCCATCGGTGCCCGATTCTTCGAAGAAGGCATCGGGGATTGCGGGGTTGGCACCCGTGTTGTCCGTGTTCGTGTAGCGGCCGGTGGCGGTCACATAGTAGACCGGGTCACCGGCAGCGACAGTTGCACCCGCGGTGACGTACATCGTGCCCATCGTCATGAAGGCGCCGGTGAAGTACTGCGGATAGGCGTCAGGGTTGCTGGCGCTCGGCGGTACCGCGGGATTGAGCACTGCGAGCCCGAGAAAGTCGCCGGTGGTGAGGATGGCAACGCCATGATTGCCGGCTCCCCGCTGAGCGGGAGCGCCGAACTTGATGCCGGCCGCCGTCTCGACAGTGCGGCTGACCTTGTTGCACTTCTCTTCGGAAGCGATCTGGCCTGCAAGCCCCTTCGCGGGAGCCGCGCCATAGGTGGTCTGGTAGGTAGCCATTGAAGCGCCTCCTTAGTTGGCTGCCGCAGAGGTCTTGCCGGCCTTCATGTCGGCGACCATCTGGGAATAGGCGTCGGTCACGACCTTGTCGGCGTCGCTGACCTGCGAAAGGCCATTCTGCACGACAGTGCGGAACGGATCGGAGCCGTTCTTGCTGGCGTCCTCGACGAGCATGTCGAAGCGAGCGTCGATGTAGGCCTCCGACTTGTCGGCGATGGCAGCATCGCCGAGCTTGGCGACGACGACAGCCTTGCGAATCGCCGCATCCGAGAGACCTTCGGTCTTCACGTCCTTGGCGATCGCATGCGCCTTGGTGATGAGATCAGCACGGGCCTGGACGCGCTTGTCGAGATCGGCGTCGGAAAGGATCTTGCCTTTCAGAGCATCGAGCTCAGCATCCTTCTTCGCCAGCTCGGCATCCTTGGCGGCCAGAGCCGTCTGATGGGCCTTCTCGGCGTCGGCGAACTTGGTGTTGGCGTCGGCAAGGCGCTGCTGCAGCGTGCCGATCACCGTGGCACCCTGGTCGGTTACTTCAACCGGGATGCCATCGACGGTAACCGTCTTCAGGGTCATGATCTTGTCCTCTTTCGGTTTCTGATCACTGGTGAACGGGGCAGCGCCCCACGACCTCACACCGTCGCCGATGCGAGCTTCTGATCCGGCGCGTCCGCGCTGCACGATGGCGACGTGGTTGATCCGGATATCCTTCTGGATGGCGTCGTACTTCTCGCCCTCGGGCGTCGTGCCCGGTTCCCATGCGAGATCGCAGGTGTAGCCGGCGGAAAGCTCACGCTTGCCGCCCTCGATGTCGCCGATGGTGGCGCCGTCCATGACTATGAGCGGGACGCGGACGAATTCACCGTCGCGGGCGACCTCGTCGCCGATCTGGCCGACGGAAAGCGCTTTCCAGTTCTCGGCCGTCACCGCCTCGTCCGGATGATCGTTCGTCACCGGCTTGTGCGCGTAGCTGCCGAGGCTGTCCTTATCAAAGACCTGATCCTCAGGACGGTAGACCTTTACCGTTGCCATTTCCGGCTTGCCGACCTCATGACCGGCATAGAGCTGGATGCCAGTGCGCGCGGTGCGCACGTCAGCAACAAGGTAGCCGTCGGCGGTCCGTCGCGTGCCCGCGATCGGCGCAAGGTCTGTGAACTTCATGGTTGCCTCGCCTCGTAGGGTAACCCGGAAGGGCTACATTGCCCCCAACAACTTGTCGTGGCAGCATATTAGCCATAGGTAAGATGGGGGGCTTCGTTATGAGAGCATTGGTTTGGTCGCTCATCGGCGCCGTCTCCTGGGCGTCGATTGCGCATGCGGAAAATACTTTCGGCACCGCGGAAATCACCATCTCAGACTCAGATGAAATTTCGATTCTGGCGGTCGGAGCCACTTCGAAGCTCGAGGCTGTGAACAGCACTTACGTCATCGGCGGCACGTTCGTGCGAGCGTCGGACGGCGTCCAGACACCAATTGAAGTGCACATACCCGAAGCAGTCACTACAGAAATGGCTTTTGCAACGGCCAAGGAGATGGGCATCGTTGTCACGCAGCGCATTACTGCGCAATTTCAAGCAGGCGAGAACAAAATTAATAAGGCGGTCTATTCGGTGTCCGGTGAACGCTCCGGCTCGATAATTATGACGGATGATCCCATTCCGATCATCGCTTACGTTCTAATCGCAGGTGTCGCATTGGTCATCGGTACCGAAACTGCCTCAGCCGTTATTTGCGAGGGCGAATACAAGCGGAAATACGAAATCAAACCGTTAGAAGGTACTTTCACTTTGGATTCCGAGTGCGTGAAGAAATGACGGTCGCGGCTTTTGTCACGCACGGCGGATCTCCTCGCCCACTATAGCCGCGCTGTGCTGGGTAGGATCGATTTCTTGCTCGGCGAGCTTGCCGTATTCCTCAATCGCTGCATCGAGGCCGGGCAGTGATCCGTCCTCAATGAACGTGTTGACCAGAGCATCGGAAACGGCTTCGCGCGGGATGATCTCCTGCCCCGTGCCGGATCCGACCAGCTGCCGAGCCGCATCGGCCTTCGTCTTGAAGACGTCGGCCTTCTCCTTCTCCGACATGCCCCAGAGCGGTGCCCATTCGTAGTAGATGTCCGGATCGCGGGAGCCGAGCGCGCTGCGAATGATGCACTCGTCGAGGCGCGCCATGGCAGGCGTCATCTCGACGGTCTGCATTGCCTGCAAGCGGTCGTAGTAGTTGCGCAGGTCGCTTTCGCCGGTCGCGTTCATGCCGGCCGGCGACTGGCCGAGAAGCCGGGTGGCCGGAATGTCGGCGGCGCCGGAAACGATCTGCAGGAAAGACATCAGCACATCAGGCAGCGTGGCGAAGCTGGCGGTCTTCTGCTCGTACTCCTCCTCTTTGTCGAGGAGCAGGTCGCCGTTGATGCCCTTGGCCGTGGCTGCGAGCGTGTAGCGCTCGAGGATCTTCGCCCGGTACCGCTCATCGCCAAGGTTCTGCATGAAATCCGGGATGCGGATCACGTTGACCTTCGCCTCGAAGACGAGGCTGGCGATGTTTGCCGCGGTACCGTCGGCCTGCTTGATCGCATCGACGACTGACAAGAGCACGCTGTCGCCCCAGCCGGCATAAGTCGTGGTGACGATGTCCTCGTCAGGCTGTTGGCTGCCGTTGAAGATGACCAGGCGCGAGGGATGGATTTCGACCTGGGTGCCGTCGGCGGAGTTCAACTGGTAGACCTTCGGTTTGCCGTACCATTCCGACGCCGGATCTCGATCGATTTCGCCGGCCGTGAGATGGCGCCGCGTCATGACCGTGAGGTATTTCAGACCGCCCTTCCCGATGCGCTCGACGTCAAGCGGCTGTGTCAGGTCCTGGTCGCCGGTACCGATGACCATCGCAGCGCCGCCCCAGAGCCGCGCCTTGATGCGGGTCTCCAGCAGCTTGCCCTTGAGGTTCAGCCGCTTCTCTTCCGCTTCGATTGCCTCGATCTGCGGCTTCTTCGCCTGCCAATCGCGCCAGGCGCGGATGCTGTCGAAGGCCGGGATATCGACGATCTTCCGGGGCAGCCACGCACCACGGTAGGCGTTGAGCAGCTCCTCGTCCGACAACATCGGCATCGAATAGACGTTAGCCGCTGCCTTGTCCCGGCCGGTGCCCAAGCTGGCGACCATGTTTGTCAGGCTGTCGCGGACGAACGCGATGATGTTGGCCATGTCCGCTCCTAAACATTCGACAGCGTAAACGTGGATCCGGTGATGTGCACGTTATCAGCCGCTATGACCGCATCAGCGAGATTGTGCGACTTCACGCCGAGGTCTTTCTTGAGCTTAGCCTTCGGCACCACCCGCTTCTTGCCCTCGGTCTCTACCCACCACGGTACGCAAAGCTCGGTGAACAGTGCATCAAGCTTTGCCTTGCCGACCTCAGAGGCGAATGACAGGATGTCTTCCGGCTTTATGGGCTGGCCTCGCGTCACTGCATTGAAGGTGAGCATCGCCCGGCGCGCCGTATTGGCCCACGCCTGCGCCTTTAGGTTCAGATACTCATCTTTGTTGAGCGGGCTGTTCTTGTTGAAGGGATCGCTCGGTTTGTCGCCATCCATCACGGCGCCCCCGGCGTGGAATGCGTAGTGCCTTACCTTCGCTCCATCGACCTTGTTCTGCTCGTCGATGTATCCGCCGACGAATGCCCCGACGCCGATTGTGTCGTATGAAACCGTGGCTCCGGCATGCTTGGCCTTCGTCCAGACCTTCTTGGCGTTCTGGACGAGTTGGTCTTTATCCGACGACCAGTCCTCGGCGTCGACGAATACGCCCTCGATCTTATCAGCGGTCGCGCTCTTGTCCTCGCCGTCGTCGGCGGGGTCGAAGCCGATGATGTTGCGGCCGGTGAGGCTGACCTTCAGGACCTTGTGCGCATCGACACACGCGTCGAGCCAGCGGCGCTTGAAGATCGAAAGCTCGCTGTCGCCGAGCGGCACGCCTCGATAGACGTGCTCGAACATCTCCGGGTCGCGTTCCTGCATCGCCGCGATATCGCGCAGCGCCTTGGCCGAGAGGAACGGGTTGGAGGTGTAGTTGATCTGCTTGACGATGCAGTGCGGTGGCGTGTTGACGACGAAGTTCTTCCAGACGTAGTCGGTGACGAACTTCGGGTTGAACAGCAGGATAGCCAGGCTGTCTTCCTTGCGGATGGTCGGCCCGATGACCGTCCATTGCTCTTCGGTCAGCTTTTCGGCTTCTTCCACCCAGAGGATATCGACGTCGGACGTTCCCTTGATGTCCTCAAGGTTTCGCTCGATGCCGTAGAAAATGAACTCCGCGCCAGTCCTGCGATGGATGATCGTCGTCTTCTGCACGTCGAAGACTTTGCTGAGCCCGAGATGAGCGATCGCCCATTTCAGTTCGGTATAAACCGAATCCTGAATGCGGTTCTGGAAGCGGCGGATGCAGAGAACCCGCATCTTGACGCCGACATGGTCGACCAGGCGCACCAACTGGCACGCCGTGTCTCGTGTCTTTGAACTTGAGCGTCCACCGTGGAGAACCGCGATGTCCGCCTGTCCAAGGAAGACCTGTTCCCAAAAGTCGTGAAGCGCGGGGTTGGTGAGATGGGTGGTGGCGTCTAGCTCTTTTCGCTGCGCAGCACTTCCCGCCATGTTCTTGTCTCGGTCTGTATCGGGGCGCCGTCAGGTCCGGAGTGCTCGTGCCGCTCAACGAACATGCCAAGGTGCTTCCCGATATCCACGAGAGCGCCCTTCTTGTCGTGAAACTTGATCTTGATGCCGCCGGTCGAATTCTGGCTGATCTCGGCAATGGCCGCGGCTGTGTCGTCGTCGATCTCGTCGCTCGAAATCAGCTGGACGTTGTTGGTGACGACGTTCTTGATCACGAGGACGTCACCGCCATCCGGGTTATCCTCTTCGGTCACCAGCGTGCCCTGCCATTTGATCGCCTTGCGGATGTCGGCGAACCCGATCTTGGCCAGCTCTGCCAGGACGCGCTCTTTCGTGATGGCGAGCTTGTCTATGGCCTTCTCGGTGGCTTTGCGCTCCACCGTCTGCTCCCATTCCAAAAGTTCGGCGACGCGTTGTCTGATGTTGTCTTTCTGCTGTAAACGCGAAGCATTTCCCCGGTCAGGCTTGAAGCCTGCTTCCGCATACGCGTCATCTGCTGTCTTGCCTTTGGCGAGCGCCTGCGCGAACTTCTCGTGCCGCGCGTTTTTCAGGACGGGCATGTTTCAACCTTGGGGGAATTGAATGGATAGAGATACTCTTCGCTTTATGCGCGAACGCTTCAATGCTGAGATCGAACACGCGGAGCGGATGATCGAGTTCATCGAGAAATACCGCTTTGTGCTAAAGGACGTCACGGACACCAGAAGCGACGACGAGATCATGGAAGAGCAGAAGCAAATGCATCTTCGTCTCATTGAGAACTACTCGCGTTATCTCAGCGCGCTGGACAAGAACCTCGCGTAAGGGGAGCGGGGCTGTGGCCTCATGCTGAGGCTTCAGCCTCGCGCTTGAAGAACAGCACCCAATGGTAGGTATTGCGCGGTACCGCCTGGACGAGGGCGTATCCCTCTGCCGCCTTCTCGTTGATGAAGGCTTGCATGCTCTTGAGGCCGTCTGGGCCCGTGTCGAATTTCTCGACGAGATAAAGCTGCATTTCGCGCTCCTGGGGAAGAACAGAGTCGGGCCACGGTTTTCGTGGATTTGCGCTTGCAAAACCACGAAAACCGTGGGATAACCCCCTTGCACGAATGCACCACTCTGGAGATCAATCAATGACTGGAAATGCCCTCAAGCAGCTGCGCAACTGGGTACCTCTCACTCAAGCCGCCTTCGCCGAAGAAATGGGTGTGCCGCTGCGCACCTACGAAGATCTTGAAACTGGCAAGACTGCGGTTCGCCCGGTTCACATCCAGGCTGGCAAATGGGCCGTTCTGAAAACCACCGCCGACGGCATTAAGGGAGCGCATCTCCCCAACGAGCTTGCCGATGTTGCTGCAAAAGCACTGGAAAATGTCGCGCTTCACGACGCCTGCCCCGTTTGCGGGCGCCCAGGCACGTTACAGGCACCGCGCACAGGCGGAGACTACAGCGAATATACCTGCCAAAATTGCAGTACATTCCGCATCAGTGGTACCGCTGAAGCAATGTGGGACGGTCAGTCTCGTCTTCAGCGGTTCCGCGCACTCGCCAAGGCAAAGTCCAAAACTGCCCCTGACAGCGTTGAGACGCCAATGATCTCGTCCTATGATCTGAAATGACGAAGGCGTCCACCCTACCGCATAGACGGCGGTCATTCGGTGGTCGCGCTTGCCCAGTCAATCCCAACGCCTTGCGTCGCGCCTCCAATGATCCACGGCGTGGCGCATCGCCTCTTCTCGTCCGCAGCCGTGCTTGTCCATGTAGAAACGGATCAGCGATAGCCGGCGGTCCTCGTCCATAATTGCAAACACGTTTCGGAACTGCAGCTCAACCCCGGAGATTTCCGGCTGGCCGCTGCCAAAGCGCTTGCTCAACAGCCAATAGACGAGACTGCCGACGACTACGGCAACCGCCGTGCCGACTCCGATCTCTAATAAGGTGAAGTCTGACGAGAAAATGGGCGCATTTCTCCTATGCACCGAGTGTGAGATCTCGGCAGCGGTCCGGCGAGTGTTCCCTCATTGAGGTCCGCAACTGAACAACCGCAAATCACTGCAGGAAACCTATACGGCTTTGGAGAGATTTTCAACCTCCGCGTCAGCGGTGAGGCTGCTCAATTCACTGATAATTTTCTGCACGCGCTCTTTGATCTGTGGGCTTAGAGAATCTATAGCCCTTTCCGCCTGGTCGACCATGGAGACGCGAGCTTTCCGGCCTTTCGGCAGGATCTTTCGGAGCTGGCCGCGGAGGTGCTGGATTTGCTCGTGGCGCTCGTTCTCCTTCCGGCAGTGCTGCTCGTAGAGGAAGGCCTGCCGGCGCTCGTGTTCGGCGAAGTACAGCGCCTCGATGGTCCCGTCGGGAAATTCGAGAGGTCCATAGTTGGCGCCGCGCAGGAAGCACACGACGCCGTCGACGCGGCGGAGCTCCTCGAAATTCAGCCTCGGCAAGTTCACGAAGGCATAGCCGACCAGGAACGGGAACCGCTTCTGCAGGATCTGTTTCGTCCGGTGGTGCCTCAACTCGGTGTAGAACGACGGCATGAAAATGTCGAAGCCGTCCTTGCGGCAGTTCCGCTCGATGATGGATTCCATGCGACGGCCTTCCGGGAGGCGCTCGTCGACGGCCGCCATACGCTGATAGCCCGGGGCCGTCCTGATTGCATACCAATGTGATCTGCTCATGCTTGTCCCTCGTTCTTTTTCGGCAATGATCTGGCCTGGTGATTTCGGCAGTAGCGGCCCGTCGTTTCCGCCGCACAGAATAGGTACGGGCCACCGGTGTTGAGAGGCCAGCAACATTCGCAGGCCGTTAGTTCGTGGAGAAGCTTTGCGCGTTTGAGCCGCTCGGCATCGTAGGCCGTTGACGGGATCTTCGGTTCCGGCGGAAGTTCCGGAGCCAGTTCGCGTGTCCGTCGTGCCGGCTCGCGCTTAGAAGGCACCAGCTTTCGCTTCAGGCGCGGGGGAAACCGGTCACGGTTGCGATACGCGATGCCGATGACGACGTTCCGTGACACTCCGAATCTGCTCGCGATCTGAGCTGCCGATAAGCCCTCGCTCCAAAGCTTGGCAGAAGCCTCGATGTCGACGGTGCGGTGCTGGATGGTCATGCCGCGCGCTCCTCTTCCGTTGGCTCCGCCGCCTCGATCTCGGCCTTGACCTTGCCGCGATACGCCATCTGCTCCGAAGTGACCTCGCGGGCATCAGGGAGCGCCAGCATGCGTGCCAGCTCGTCAGCTCGCTCCGGCGAGATCGATGCGGGCTGAACGTTCAGCTTGGTCTGAATCCTGCTGCGGTTGACGCGGACAGCGATCGGCGACCAGACCTCGTCGATAGCCCAGAGATGGACCGACCCTGCCGGCAGTTCCCGCGATTTGGCGAGCTGGGCGAATTCCAGATGGTCAACGCCCTGGGCGACGAGGGAGAACCCCTTGGCGGCCAGTTCGTTGGCCCGATCGCGCTGGGTGGCCCGCAAGTCCATCAGGCCATGAGCGTTCGGAAGCGTCCTGCTGACGCTATCCTGCACGGCTCGCATCGTTTCCTGCTTCCGAATCCGATCCTCACGGATGAGACGGCACTCGGCATTGGCCATTGCCGAAAGCTCCGCCGGGAGGGGGATGAACGCCTTGTTGATGTTCTCGTATTCGCCGCGCTTCAGCTTCACGTAGGCCCGTCGCAGCCCGAAGACCGGCACGTTGCGGAGGGAGAAGCGATATTCCTCGACAGGGTTCTCAGCCGTGATGGATTCTGAGATCCGCATGCCGCCACTCATGAGGCCCTCGATGCACTGGGCGATGTCGTCGGGGTTGGCCGGCGCGAGCTGTTCAGTGAGAACGGAAATCTCCTGCTGCAATGTCGACAGTTGGGCCGGCAAATTGGTCATCTGGTTCACCGTAGAGTTCTCGTTTCAGCCTTGCGTGGATGTCGTGGTGGCGTTGCATGGAAGGGCTTTGCGGGCGCGGAGGCGATTGCGCTTGCGGATGCTGGCGCCCTCCTCCGCGGTCCTGATCGCGAGTGAGCCAGGAGACGACGAAGCGCTTCATGCCCTTGCTCGTCTTGCGGTTCTTGGGATTGGCGTTGAGCCAGGAGCGCATCGCTGCGAGCTGCTGGCGAACGTTCACCGCAGGGAAGGCCTCTGACCACTCGGCCAGGTCTGCCTCTGTGATCGGAACCATGTCGCCATTGACGGTAGGAAGCTCGATCACGGTCGGCGACGAAGGGGTGGCCGGAGCGGATTTTTCCGGCTCCGGGCAAACATCCGAACGGAGTGAGGATGTATTATCTCTGGTTATGGTATCTGGAGAATGCTGTGGCAAAACGCTAGCATTTGCTAGACGTGCTTCTTTATCTTTCAATGCCTTAGAGCTTCCACCCTTAGCCCCGGCGTCGGCTCTCAACTGCGATTTTCTCTCGCTTTTTTGCAGCTCTTTCGTCAGGCGATTGTGGCAAATTTCGCCGTCGGTGACATCGAAGAAGCCGATAAGGTCGGCCTCGATCGCCTTCCACTTCTTCACGCTCATGCGGACGACGCGTGCAAGTTTCGCATCGTCGTTCGGTAGGCGGCCGCCGGCATTCCACATGGCCATGAGCAGCAGCATGTAAGCGCCGATCTGCTCGGTACTCAGATGCAAGGTGTCGCCGATGAAATCGGAGACGTAGAGCTGCATAAAGGGGCGTTCACTCATAGGAAAAGCCCCTGTTGCTCATCGTATCGCTCGGCCGTTTTGACCGACCGCCTGTAGCGGTCGAAAGACGTTTTGCGCCAAATCTGAGGTGAATTGGCCCATCGTGCGACGTCGCGGAGCAGCTGCTTGTTCCAATCGAACCGAGGGAAAGGCGTACGCTCAAGAGCGTTGAGCTTCATGTAAGGCTGGACGTGCGGCTCTCCGCCCCAGGCTATGACCTCTTTGATCCGCTCCATGCATGCCGCGACCGGCTCATTGCCGATGAGCACGTAGACGCGTTTCCGACGAGGCGAGACATCGCGAAGCATCCGCATGACGCGTTCGACATAACAGCGTTCGTGATGGTCGTCGTAGGCGAAGCGCCAAGGGCCTTTGTTGATGCGTGACCACCTGACGAAGCAGTCCTCGTCAAAGGTCCGGGGCTCGAAACCGCTATTGGCGTCGAGGAGCGGGACTCCTTCTCCGAGATACCGCTCGATAATGAAATTCTGATAATCCGCCGGAAGCCCTGAGAGATTGTTGTCGCAAAGGATCGGCCGAACCGGGAACTCAGGCAAAAGCGTGAATTCTTTGCCCTCCATCTTTGGCACGATGCAGAACCAGCACCCGACAGGGCACCCGCGACTAGCTATAGTTGCCGCCGGATTGTGCCTCGAAACGGCATCTGGGACGTCGCCGCCGATCTCTGCCACGTCTGCCAGGAAGTGCTTGCGGGTGAAGATGCCGGGACCACCGGCCCGAACCTTGTAGCCAAGAGCTCGATAATAGACGGCGCGCTGGTATGCGTCGTTGAGCTTCCATGTGAAGGCGACAGACAGATAGGCGGTGTCACCCTCAGTCCATTCAGCTAGTCCGCCTATCCAGCCCGGTTTCGCCGTTACCATCTCACCACCACGACTTTTCTGTCTCGTCAAAGCCGGCGAAACGAATGGGTTTACGGGGAGCGTTCAAAGCCGCCATCTGGCATACCGTCGGGCCCAGACGATCGCGGTTCATCTTCATGTTTATGAGGGTGTCCGCCTCGTGTTCCTTGATGTCCAAGGCCTCGGCGATCGCCATCGTGTCGGGACCGAACTTGGCGTAGGCTTCCAGGAAGGTCATGCCATGCCTCCCGGCTCGTGGAACAAACACAGCCCAGCATCGGTTGCGCGATGAAAGAGGAGGCCTGAATGCCTACGACCCCAATCCCGAAGCCCAGTGACCCTGAATTCCCGCCAGACATGCCGGCGGATGTGCCGCCAGATCTGCCGGAGCCACCGATCGAAGAGCCAGAGCCCGACGTAGGCCCGGACACACCCGACATCAGTCCGGTGCCCGGCGAGGAGGTCCCGTCGAAGATGAGCGATTGAGCTTGTCATGCGGCCGCCCTCCCCGCGTAGAGGATCACCGGAGCGCGCGGCAGGCGCGGCGTCTCGGTCCAGATGTACCAAGCGTGATCTTCGGTCCCACTCTCATCGTTCAAGAGGAAGCTGATGCGGTCGACGAGGACGATCTTCCCAGCGAAGCGGGGATTATCTCGGAACAGGTGCGTTCGGGTATTACCGGAATCAAATTTCGCGGTGAGCAACATCGCAACGATGCCGCTGCAGGCCACCAGCGCAGTCTCAACGAACTTCACGGCGAGGCGGTTCTGCTTGCCATAAGGTGGGTTCGTGACGATTCCGTCACCGTGATAGAACTGGACGGTGCCAGGCGCTACAAAGTCGATGAGGGCTGAATGCTCTCTCGAGTAAGTGGCGATATCGCTCGTATAAACTTCGGCGCCCGCCTCGGTCAGCACATCAGCGATAAGATGGTTGCCGGCGCATGGCTCCCAGATTTCCATGCCCTTGACGGGAAAGTGGCGGACGAGCGCCTGTGTTGCCCATGGCTCCGTCTGGTAGAGGTCGTTTTCGATGCGGGCGTATTTGGAGGCGACTACCGTCATGCTGCCGCCCTCGCCTTGCACACAGCAATGACGGCGTCGAGCATGGCGATGTCGCGAAGCTTGTTCTCGGCCTCGGTCTCAGGACGCGGGCGCTTCGAGCGCGGGCCGTGGTCTTCCAACCAAGTGAACTTCTGGCGCTTCTGGGCTTCGGCCCATTCGATGACGTCGGAGTAGGTGGTCATACTACCGCCCTCACCGCTTTAACCCTGACGCAACCCGAAAATGCGAAAACTCCTCCAATCGAGTGAGGGGGCAATAGATGTCTTGGGGTTTCGAGCGTGGCCGGGTCTATAACCGTCGAGCTGATATTCACGGCCGATTTGGCGGCCAGCAGCAAGGCGGAATCATTACCCCTTCCAAGCACAGGCTGGTGATCATCATCACCGGAGAAGAAGGTCTCGAACACGGTTATGCCGACCGACAGCGGCCCGATGGCGTATTCGAGTATTTCGGTGAAGGACAGGTCGGCAACATGACGATGCAGCGCGGCAATGCGGCGATCGCCAACCATTCGGCGAACGGCGCAAGCCTCCTGCTCTTCCGGAAAACGCCGACCGGTCTTCGCTTTGAGGACGAGTACGTCTACGAGGCTCACCACTTTGAGCAGGCGCCTGATCGCCTTGGAAGTGTGCGTGACGCTCTTGTCTTCGAATTGAGGCAGGTAGCTGCCGTCGTCGAGCAGATCGAAGAGATGACACCCATCTCTCCAGACCTGAGCGAGCTCCGTAAGCGCGCATTTGCGGCTACCAACGCCACTCCTGCCAAGTCCAAGTCGACCGCTTCTGTGTTCGAGCGCAGCCGAGACGTGCGCGACTATGTTGTTGCGCGCGCGAAAGGCCATTGCGAGGGGTGCAGCCAACCGGCTCCATTCCGGCGCGGCAATGGCGTGCCCTATCTCGAGCCGCACCACATTCGCCGCCTCACCGACGGCGGCCCTGACGATCCGCGTTTTGTGATAGCGCTTTGCCCGAATTGCCATCGCCGAGTTCACTCGGGCGCCGACGGCTCGACGTACAATGGCAAACTCCTGGCGAGCATGAAGGCCATTGAGGCGTAGGCTACTCGTCTGCGCTGAAGTCATCACCATCCTCGTCTTTCAGTTCCGGAGCCAAATACTCCGCCCAATCGAGCCTACGGCCGGCAATCCGCTGCCATCTGCGTGCGAGCCAAAGCCTCGTCGACGTCGGCAAGCTTCGCATCCAGTGCAGCCAGACGGGCACGGAGTTCTCTCTGTTCACGCTTGCTCTCCTCGATTGCTGCCAACCGCAGCGCGTCCATTTCCTCGGCGTCGATGCGACGCGCGGTGCCTTCCCAGATCGAGCGGGCCCGTCTCTGGGTGAATTCCTTCTGAACGAAGCGATTGACGAACTTGCAGGCCTCAAAGAACACATTGTCGAGCTTGCCGTGCCGGCCCAGCGGAAACGCGTCCCTCAACAAGTCTCTTGCTTCAAGAACATCGGTACTCATTGTGTTGCCTTCGTTTTTTCCCTTGGGGCGAGACCCCAAGGACTTGTTGTCGGTTCCCAACACCTTGTCGTTCTCCTGTGCGATACCTTTCCGTGTTGATGGAGAAGCGTGATGCGCACAGGCATTACTTCCGATGGAGAGGACGGCGCCGCGCCAACGGCTGCCGGTCCCTCCCAAGTCATTCCGTTTCGCAGAGTCCGGGAGCCGCACCCTGCCTCTGCCGCCGGTGACGCACCCTCGTCGTCACCGGCAATCCCCCTTGGTGAGCTTGTGAACGCCGTCGTGTTGAGGCTCTCGAACAAGCGCATCCGGTTGAAAGTCTTGCGGGCCTCCGGCTTGGGAGGAGGAGAAGACGGAGGCCCGCGATAGCCGGTGGAGGTAGCCGGCTAGTTCGTTTTCAAAAGCGGCCGTCGCGGACGTCCGCCAGGATCAGGGCGGCCAGTTCGTCATCAGTCATTTTCAGGAATTTGTTCTCAGCGACCAGGTCGCGGCGCTCGGCAGCGAGCCGCCCGATCTTGTCGCAGGCCGCGTTGAAGATCTTCGCGCCGGCGACGGCGAGGCCGATGGAAGCACCACAGACAAGCAAGGTATTCATCATCATGCAGCCCTCTTCTGATCTGAGTTTGGATTGGACGGAGCGGCGCGGCTCACCTGGGCGCGATGAAAATCCACCCTGCCCTCAATGGTTCTTTGAGCTGCGGCGTCTTCTGATTTGGATGTCCGGAGGTACTCGCTCATGCGACTTCCTCCGGTTGCTCGCGCATAGCCTTCAGGCAGGTGTGACAATGGTTCGTGCCATAGCCGCCGCACGCTTCTGGGTTCCGGCAGTGCGGCCGGAGAACGGATTTCGGCTTGGCGGTGGAATTCTGTGCCCATTTCACGTCCGGGCCAGACGACGTTGCAACAGGGGACGCGCGCTCCGCGCTGCCATCTACATATTCGCCTCCTGCGTTGGCGCCGGCGAGAGTGCCCGCCGCCTCGCGGTCGGTCTCGCGCTCGGCGCTGGGGATTTCGGAGTTGGTGGGGAGGCCGAACGAAGCCGCCTCCCCTTCATGGCGGCCCTCACGATCCGCAAGCGTCCCGGCTCCAGTCCCGGCAGGAGAGGCTTCGGCTTGCGGACCTGCCTCTGGGGATGGCTCATCGTTGGTCGAGGGCCTCTCGTGCGTTCCTTCTTCCTCTTCACGGGCGATCATGATGTCGACGGCGGCGATCAGTGCCTTGCGGCCGGTCTCGGTCTGCACGCCAGCGGCGACGGTTTCCACGAGCTTGGCGCTGATCTCGCCCGTTTCCGGGTCGAATTGTTCAATGTTTTCTCGTGCGCGCGCAGGCGCAGGCGCATGAGGGGATTTTCCCTCGTAGGCGCACAGGTACAAATCGAAGATGGCCCCCTGCTCCGCGACGGTGTCGGAACCCTTCTTTGCGACCTTGCGCAGATGAGCGACGACGTTGCCCATAGCGGTCTTGTCGAAGCCCATGGATTTTGCTTCCGCATAAATGTCGCGGATGTCCTCGCCGATCGTGTCCTGCTCTTCCTTCAGGCGAAGAATGCGGTCGATGAAGGCTTTGATCTGGGCGTCCGACGTCATTGTGCCGCCTCCGGCGCTTTGCCGAAAACGTCGGGCCGCAGTTCGTGGCGGGATATGCCGGTGACACGCTCGATGTCGAGCACACGTTCCGCGGGGACACGGTTCCAAGAGTACAAGGCCGTGTGCTTGATGCCGAGTACACGTGCGAGCGAAACTACGCCCCCCGCCTTCTCCGCTGCTCTTTCGACGATCTCAATCATGTAAGCGAAGGTAAGTTACACTTACTCTCGTTGTCAAGCGCGATGTAGGTGATTTTTACGTAGGGGATAATTACAAGTAGGGTATGGATGATACGATCGGCGATAGAATCCGGGCTCGGCGCAAAGCCGTCGGACTTACTCAGCAAGGTCTTGCAGAAGCATTCGGCATCAACCGAGTGTCGGTGACGCTATGGGAGAACAACTCTACAGCGCCTGAACGTGACAAGATTGTTCCCCTCGCGGAAATCCTTCAGTGCGAGCCAGAGTGGCTTCTGACCGGGCAAGGAAATGCGCCGGAAGAAGCAGAGACTGGCATCACTAGGCGCCTGCGCGTCGTCAGCGCGAACGCCAAGCAGAAGAAGCCAAAGCCGAACGCGAGCTTCCCTCCTCGGTGGCAGCAGTTCCCCGGTGATAAGTCGATCCCATTGCGCGGCCATATCGCAGCCGGCGCCAATGGTCGGTTCATCATGAATGGGCAGGACATCGCCCAGGTATTCTGCCCACCCGGGCTCGAAGGCGTCGAAGGCGCCTATGCGGTGCAGGTGGATGGCCGATCCGGCGAGCCGCGCTTTTTCCACGGCGAAACAGCTTGGGTAAACCCGCATCTGAAGGTGCGCCAAGGCGATGATGTAATTGTGCAAATCCTTGGGGATGACGACGACGACGAGGTCTCAAGCTACCTGAAGCGCTTCGTCTCGCGCTCTGGCGATACGCTGCGCCTCTACCAATACAATCCCGGCGAAGGGGAAACTCACGAGCTGGAGTTCCCCGCCGAGAAGGTGTTCAGCGTTCACAAGGTCGTCTTTCACGCTATGCTCTGAAGCGAGGGCTCGTCGCAGCGCCACGTCGGCCGGATCGTTAGATTGCGAAAGGCTGGCGGCGTCTTGGGGCACTCGCTGCAACGGATCTTCCGACAAAGCTGCATGTAGTTATGCACGCCTAGCTCGGCAGCTTTCCGAAGGTTGTCGAGGCGAAGAAGTCGCGAATGGCCGCAATCATCACAAGCCACATAAACGCTATCAAGCTCGACAACCAGTCGTAGGGCATCCGGATGATCCACTGGGCCGCTGCGCGACATTCCTCTCTCCTGCTTGTTCTCTTTTCGTTCGCTTTAAGAAAGCAGCGAAACTGCGCCGAGTCGAGTCGTAAAACCAGCGACAGCCAAGCAAATTTCTCGGTCACTCGCTTACCTCACTCCAATAAGTAGGGCATACTTACATTTTCTTCTTGACCGAATAGGTAAGTACGACTTACATTCATCTCATCAGCAAAGCGCTGGCGACACAGGGCCACGCCGGGAGATGAAAACGATGGGCACGATGGTTACCCGATACAGGATTGAGGATGAGGTAGGCCGCGTTCTGACGGTCGAAGGCTTCTTCTCCTACGAAGTCGACGACGCTCTGCAGTTCCGTTGCGAAGATGAGGCTCTCGAAGAAGCCGCCGCATTCCCCGGCACGACCGTCGAGCGCTTCGAGCGCTATTCCACCTTCCCCGATTTCTTCGCTTCCGAAGCCGTTTCGATCAAGAGGAGCGCGGCATGATCACGGCAACGCAACTCCGCGACTTTGCTTTCTTCCTCTCGAACACCAGCAGGTGGGAGCTTGAAAAGGCCGGCATCATTGCGCCCGGCCCGAGCGGCGACACGGCTTGGAAGCGCTTCAACAACGACTTCGACGTGTTCGCGATCAAGCTCTCCGCCGAAAAGCTGGGTGCCCTCTCCGACATGATCAACGGATACCTGCAGGCCTGCGAGTATTCACGCGAGCAGGCCGCGACTGCCGCCCGGAGGGTCGCGTGACACGCCCCGTCTCCTACGCCTGCGATCCTGCGCAGCGCTATTGCGAGTGCGGACGCTGTGACCTCCCGCCGGCGCGCAACATCGATCTGGACGCGGTCGCGAACCTGAACCGCGCCACTACCGCAACCGCGACCTTCCTCATTCTCCTTGCTGCCGTGCTCGCCGTCTTCGCCGCCGGCTTCTGGAACACGGAGCAGGTCCACCGCCAAATCGTCAAAGCCAGGAACGTCTGACATGACCGCACCAGGAATCGAACACACCATCCGCCGGCAGACCGAAGCCGCAAAAGCTCTCCTCGTCGATCTTCGCAACCAGGGCACCGATGACGACACCGAACTGGTCGCCGACACCATCGAGGGCGAAACGAACCTCAAGGAGGCTATCGAGGAGGCTATCGCGGAACTCGACGAGTGCGATGTTCTCGTGACTGGGCTCAAAGCCAAGGAAGCCGAGTTCGAGGCGCGCCGCAAGACTGTCGAGAAGCGCGCCGAGCGGATCCGCACCCTGATCGAACAGGCGATGCTCGCCACCGATCAGCTTTCGATGAAGCTGCCGACGGCAACGCTGTCGCTCACGAAGCGCGCGGCCGCCCTGATCGTCACCGACGAGGCCGATATCCCGGCGAAATACTGGGTAGAGCAGCCGCGCCCTGCCCCGAAGCTCGACAAGAAAGCCCTCACAGCCGATCTGCGCGAAGGCGGCGCCGCCATTCCCGGCGCCACGCTCGACAACGGCTCGTTCTCTCTCACGGTCCGGAGGAAGTGACCATGAACGCAGTGACCCGATATGACATGACGCCTAAGCAGATAGCGCTCGTGAAGGCCACGGTCGCCAAAGACTGCAACGATGAAGAGTTCAACCTCTTCTGCGAAGTCGCACGTGCAAAAGGCCTCGACCCGTTCCTCGGGCAGATCATTCCCATGGTCTTTTCCAAGGGTGATGCTGAAAAGCGGAAGATGACGATCATCATCACCCGCGACGGCCAACGCGTCATCGCGCAGCGTTGCGGCGACTACCGTCCAGCCAGCAAGCCCACACAGTTCGAAATCGACAAGGCGCTGGTGTCGCCGACGAACCCGCTCGGCATCGTCTCCGCTACTGTCTATTTGTGGAAGCGAGATCCGCAGTCCGGCGATTGGTTCGAAGTCGTGGGACAAGCCTATTGGTCCGAGTTTGCGCCGATTAAGCGCAAAGCCGCTGGCGGGTACAAGTGGGAAGATACCGGCGAGGTCTGGCCGGACAGCGGCAAGCCGAAGAAAAAGAAAGTTGCCATCGGCGAAGAAACCGAAGTGCTTGACGACTCCGGAAACTGGTGCCGGATGCCGCGCCTCATGATCGAGAAGTGCGCGCAGATGCAGGCGCTTCGTGCAGGGTGGCCGGAACAGTTTACCGGCACCTATGACGAAGCCGAGTTGGACCGCGCCAAGGTTCTCGACCTCACCGCCTCCGAAGTCGTCGAGAAAGAACGCGAGGATCACCGCATGCGGGTGATCGGCGCAGACAACTCCATCACCGTCACCTGGGGGGACAACTGGGCGCTCGAGAATGTACCGGTCGGGAAGTTCGCCGATGAGGTCATGCGCTTCATCAACGAATCCACGCCGGAGACCGTCGCGAAGTGGCGGGACGCGAACCGCGAGCCCCTGAAACGCTTCTGGGCTCTGCAGCCGGGCGACGCGCTCGCGCTCAAGAAGGAAATCGAGGCCGCTATCGCTCGCAAGCCGGGCCGTCCGGCGATGGGCCCTTCCGATGCCGAGCTCCGCAATCACCCTATGATGGCGGGCTGACATGAGCGCCCCGGTCCTGCTTCAGTGGAATGGCGAGGCCTTCCAGCCGGCGAACCGGCACTGGGCCCGCGAATGCGACAAGCGTTTCGTGGTCGGCGAGTTCTATACGCTCGCCGAGCACAACGACCGGAGCATGAATTCGCACCGGCATTTTTTCGCCGCCGTGAACGATGCCTGGCGCAATCTGCCGGAGCAGTATTCCGGGCTGCCGTTCGCCGAATCCGCCGAGCACCTACGCACCTACGCGCTGATCCGGACCGGATACTGCGATGCACACACCATCGTCTGCAGCACGAAGGCGGAGGCAATGCGCCTCGCCGCCTTCATCCGGCCGATCGATGCCTTCTCTGTCGTCGACGTGAAGGAGGCGACCGTCACCCGCTACGTGGCGAAGAGCCAGTCCATGAAGGCCATGGGCAAGCAGGAATTTCAGGAAAGCAAAACGGCCGTCCTCGACTTCCTCGACGATCTAATCGGCGTCGAGCGCGGCTCCACGCAACGCCAAACGGGGAGCGCAGCATAATGGCTGAGAACAGCAAGATCGAATGGACCGATCACACCTTCAATCCGTGGATTGGATGCACGAAGGTCTCTCCGGCCTGCGACGGCTGCTACGCCGAAAACCTGATGGCGAACCGATACCACCGCGTTCAGTGGGGTGCTGGCGAGGACAGACAGCGCACGGGCAAAGCCAACTGGCGCAAGCCGATCGCTTGGGACAAGGCTGCCAAGGAAGCCGGACGCCGCCCCTATGTCTTCTGCGCATCATTGGCCGACGTGTTCGACAACGAAGTCGACGAGATGTGGCGCTACGATCTGATGAGCCTGATCGAAGCAACGCCGAACCTCATCTGGCTTTTGCTGACGAAGCGGATCGGCAATGTCATGAAGATGACCGACCCTGCACGCGGCCATCGGATGCTCCCTCGCAATGCCGCGATCGGCGCCACCATCGCCAACCAGCCCGAATACGATCGCGACCGGATGAAGCTCTGGGAGGTGAAGCAATCGCTTGAGCCGCTGTTCACCTTCGGAAGCTACGAACCGCTCCTAAGCCGTGTCGTCCTCGACAGGTATGCCCCGGACTGGATCATCACCGGAGGCGAAACCGACCAGGGGCCGCACAAGGCTCGATACACCGACCCGGATAACTTCCGCTATCTGCGCGACCAGAGCCGCGAGCTAGGCCGCGCCTTCTTCATGAAGCAAATGACGCGCAAGGCACCGATCCCGGACGACCTTCTCGTTCGCCAGTATCCGGAGGCAGCATGACCGCTCTCAAGGCATACGCCGTCCTTGAGAAGGACGAACACACGGGCGACATCTATTTCGCGCCGAGGGCGATCGTCGCCGCGAAAGCCGGCGCGAACGAATATGGTGACGGCGAGCTGTCCTATATCCAGTGCCGCCGCGCCCCTTGGGCCGACGCATTCGCCGGCAAAGGTGTTCCTGCAAAAGTCGCGGTCGACCACGGCTGGCACTTCGAATGCCACGGCTGCGGAATCCAAATCGATAGCGACCTTGAAGAAGAACACCGCCTGCCCGTCGACGGCATCGTCGGCACCATGCACGGCGCCGTCTATTGCTGCGCCCGCTGCAAGTGGAAGCATCTGAAGCGCGAGGCGAGGCGCAAACAGGAAGAGGCGGCGGCGATCGAGGATTTCAAAGAGATCGTCCGCGCGAGGTTCCCCGATGCTGACTTTGCCGACAACGAATCCAAGTTCCGCGGTCACCACGCATACGTGACGCGAGCCGACCGCTCTGGCTTCTGGCATCGTGGCCAGGTCATCGTCGCCTTCCGCTTTCCCGGCATGAAAATCGGCCCTGCGCACTTCCGCCTAGAGTCCTACCACCGGATCGGGCCCCCTATCGCGGGGTACACTTGCTGCAACGGCGACCGTGAGGCCTTGGAAGCATACGCCAAATCCACGAAGGGAGCCGCGTGATGACTGACCGCCCTATTCTCTTTTCGTCGCCGATGGTCCGCGCTTTGCTCGACGGCCGCAAGACGCAGACACGCCGGATCCTCTCCTTCCAGAGCACGCTCTTAAACGGCAAGCCATGGAGCAAGTTCACGAAGGCGCAGGAATGGGATTGGCGAAAGGCCTTTGTCGACCCGGGCCCGTCTCCGGCCGGCAATCCCGGCCCCTACCTGAAACTGCCATGGCTCTCCGGAGACACCGATCCGTTCGATGGCACGACGCACCGCGTGTATCCAAAGATGCAGACCGGTGATCGGCTTTGGGTGAAGGAAACGCATGCCCGCGTCGGCGACAACGGCGATGATCACATGGCGTGCCCAGACTTGGCGAGGCTCGTCTACTATCGTGCCGATGACGTGCAGCCAGAACTCTCCCGCTGGCGCCCGTCGATCTTCATGCGCAGGCAGGATTCTCGCATCACCCTGATCGTGACCGAGGTTCGCGTCGAGCGGCTGCAGGAAATCAGCATAGCCGATGCCCTCGCTGAAGGCGTATTCGTCCCTGAGGCCCAATATGCGCAGCAGGGAGAGGCAGCTCCCCGTTTGGCATACGCTTGCCTTTGGGAGGAGATCAACGGCCCCGGCACTTGGGACGCCAATCCTTGGGTTGCCGCCTACACCTTTAAGGTCATCAAGAAGAACATCGACCAGATCGCGAAGGTGGCAGCATGACCGGCGCCGTTCGCTACTTCCACGGTGGATTCGGCGGCCTGACCATCGGTCAGTTCGTCCTGCCGCCGGCAACGACGAAAGCACCGTCGACGGCTCGCTTCGGCGCGGCCGGCGTCTGCAACACCGACAAGGTCTATGTCTGCATCGACATGCGCGGCGCCCTTCTCTACGCCTGCATGCATTGGTCCGGCTGCGGCAAGGTCTACGAGGTCGAGCCGATCGGCGAGTTGACGCCGGATCCGGACGCCGAGCGCGCCGGGTTCTCCTTCGAGTGCGACAAGGCGCGCGTCCTGCGCGTGATCCGCGTTCCCGGCAAAACCATCAAATCAGTCCAGCGCGACATGCTCGCAGACCACAATCGCCAGCGCGAGGTCGTGCGGATGACGCGGAAGCTGACGGGGAGAGCCTGATGGAATTCGTCTCGAACCTGACTGACTTCACGCCGACCGATCCCGTTCGCGTCGGGAACGTCTACCCCATCAAGGGCGGTCGCGGCCTCAAGCAGAGGCATATGCAGATCTTGCTTGCGATCACCGAAGGCAATGAATGGCAAGGCCGCTCCTGCCTGTTCCTCGTCGTCAGCAAGGAAGGCAAGCCTGTCGGCGTCAACCAGTATGCCATGCACTATGTCGAGGAACTGATGCCTATGGGGTTCGTCGCCGGTCTCGAAGACATGAACTTGGAGATCAATTCGCTATGAGAAGCGTCCCAGAATGGATCGGCAAGACCGACGACGAGAAAGTGCCGCCGCGCGTCCGCCTTCGCGTGTTCGAGAAATTCGGCGGCGTCTGCCAACTATCGCAACGGAAGATTATGGCCGGCGACGCCTGGGACCTCGATCACATCAAGGCCCTCTGGCGCGGTGGCGAGCACAGGGAAAGCAACCTGCATCCGGTTCTGAAGCAGCCGCATCGCGAGAAATCCGCGGAGGAGCAATCCGAACAAGCAAAATGCGACCGCATCCGGAAAAAACATCTGGGGCTCTGGCCTCAGTCCAAGGCCAAGATCAAGAGCCGCGGCTTCGCAAAAACGAGGGAAGCATGACCAAATCCCCATCAATCACTGTTCGCCGGCATCGCGACGGCAGCTTCACCATCACCGCCAAGAGCCGAAAGGCCGGCGTTGACCTACGCAACTTCGTCTATGCTCTCGCCGGCGAGCAGCCGCCAAGCGACGACGAAACCAATCAGACGCTAGCGGACGCCGGCGCGCTCCGGTCGAGGGACGAGGTATGAGGGAAATAGTCGAGAAGATCGCCCAGGTAGCCAACGCCGTCGGATGGCAAGCGGGTGAGCCCGCCATGGAACTCGCCGGGCAGATCGTTTCTGTCCTCGCCGCCAATCCCGAGCACATCGACCGCTTCATGAGTGAGGGCGCCGAGCTTTTCCTCGACGGCACATTCAACGCTGAAAACGGCTGCCTCACTTATCGGTCTATGGGCGGCGACATTCTCAGCCCCTCCGTACTTCGCGCGAAGAAAGGCATGCAGCAATGACGATCAAGGTAAAGCCGCTTGAGTGGCGCGAGAAACTCGGGTTCTTGTCCGCGCAAACAGATTTCGTGGCTTGCTATTCGGTTTGGAACGTTGATGTCGGCAGATGGGAATGCAGCCTGCTGGACGGGTCGTTCCCGACTGCCGAGGCTGCCCAAGCCGCCGCCCAGCGCGATTACGAGACGCGGATCATGTCGGCGATCACGGTGGAGCCGTTTGTCAACGGAAACGGCAAGGGAACGAATAGCGAAACGCCGGAAAAGACTTGCCTAAATGACCCTAAAAGTGACCCTGAAAACGAGAACATCGGTGCTGGTGCGGAGGTGATAGAGCGGCTGGTGAAGGCGCTGCGAAGCATACGCGCTGGCCTCATCCTGGATGGCTGCGACGAAAAGGACGCGCTGATCAAGATAGCAGATCGAGCACTCGCCGCAGCCAAGGAGCGGGAACATGGCTAACACGCTCGACATGTTCGCAACCGAGACGAAATCCTCGGCCGTCATCTCAGAATGCGACGCCTATCGTTACCGCCTTGAGCGGCACTGGGATGGCGAGAAGGCCAAGGTCGCCTTTCTCATGCTGAATCCGTCCACGGCCGACGCCAGTCAAGATGACCCGACGATTCGACGGTGCATCGGCTTCGCGAAGGCTTGGGGCTTCGGCGGCTTGATCGTCGGCAACCTCTTTGCCCTTCGCTCCACCGATCCGAAAGCACTCTACGACCATCCCGACCCGATCGGGCCGGATAACGATCAGCACATTCTTGCGATAGCCAAGAGCGCCCGTAAGATCGTCTGCGCGTGGGGGACACACGGATCTCTTCATGACCGCGGTCGCGAGGTTGCCGAGCGGCTCGAATTCTTCGACCTCGTCGCGCTGAAAATCACAGCAGACGGACAGCCAGGCCATCCGCTGTACCTCGCTGCCGACACACAACCTAGATCGTATTTTGCGCCATGACAGTTATCCCCGACCTGACCAACGCCACCCCCGCCACGTGCGAATACTACGCTCTTCCCGAGGAGATCCGCACGGCAGCAAAGGCTATAGCCGGTCCGCCTCGGCCGATGACCCATATCGAAGTCCTGTTGGCGATCGGGACGGCGATCGCAAATGAGCGGGAAGCGGCGAAGAGAGGCGAAAGATGAGAGAACGCCGCCAATCCCTTGTTCCCCCAGGCAGCTGGCCACCTCGCATGTCCGCTGACATGGCTGCCGGGTATTGCGGGGAAAAGCATGTCGAAGATTTCCTCGATCGCGTCGGAACGATCTATCCGAACCCGCGCATCGTTGACAGCACGCGACGGAAGTTCTGGTATCGTGAGGATCTGGACCGGGCGATGAACCTCGGCACATCGACGATGTCCTCAGGATTGGGAGCGAAGTTCCGTGAAAAGATCAGGGAAAAGCGGAACGGTGGAACTGCCTAAGCACGTGCACCGCGTCATCAAGCGACGCGCCAACGGTTCGCAAACCGTCTACACCTTCTATACCAGGTTCCGGAACACCAAGGAGGCGTGGCCATCGATCGCCCTTCCGGAACCGCTTGAGAAGGAGTTCTCCGAACGCCTGTCGATCTGTGAAGCCATGGCCCGCGATGAGAAGGGCTTCCTCCTCGACGGCAAGCGGCTACCGGACCTGAAGAGCAAAGAGTTTTGGCCCGAGGCCACGAAGGCGCACGAAGCATTCATCCGCCGCGGCCGCCAAGGCATCAAGGACTTCAAGGCGCTCGTCGAAGCCTTCCAGAGCGAGACCAACCCCTTCTGGACCAAGCTGGCGGCTTCCACTCAGCGCGGCTACCGAACCTCTGGCGACATCATCAAGGAGACATGGGGAGACGACCTCCCCGTCGACTTGACGACGGTCGACGCGCAGGACGCGATAGATGCCCTCGGCGAGACGCCAGCGAAGGCAAACCAGTTCCGAGCCTTCCTGTCCCGCCTGATGGCGTGGGGCGCCTCCCGCGGCTACTGCAAGACCAACGTCGTGGAGATGACGGAAAAGATACCGGGCGGCGAGCCGTGGGTGCCATGGCCGAACTGGGCTTTTGAGATCCTGCTAGAGCACGCACCGTTTCACATGCAGATGATCGCCATGTCGGCATTCTTTACCGGGCAGCGCCAGGGCGACGTGCTGGCTATGACGAAGCCGAAGGCGGGAGAGAACACGATCGCCGTCCGTGCGCAGAAGACGGGAAACACGGTTTGGATTCCGATCCACTTCGCCTATCGGAAATGGATCGATCGCGTGCCGACGTCAGATAGCGTGATGCTGCACGCCGGCGCTCGCGCCACGTCATACAAGAGCCCCGACGGTTTCCGGACAGAATGGCAGAAGCTCATGGCGAAAGACGCGTTCAAGCCGTTCCGGGAAAACCGGATCGTCTTCCACGGTCTGCGCAAGAACGCTGTGATCAATCTGCTGGAGGTTGGCTGCACCGAGAACCAGGTCGGAGCGATCTGCAACATGTCAGCGCAGATGGTGCAGCACTACGGCCGAGAGGTGGCTTTGAGGAGCCTCGCGAAGGACGCGATGAAGCTCATGGAAGCACGCTGGAGCGAGATCGAGCCGGCCGCTTTCAGGAACAAGAACGGAACGTGA